ATGAAAAAAATGTTGTTTTCTGCCGCTCTGGCAATGCTTATTACAGGATGTGCTCAACAGACGTTTACTGTTGGAAACAAACCGACAGCAGTAACACCAAAGGAAACCATCACCCATCATTTCTTCGTTTCGGGAATTGGACAGGAGAAAACTGTTGATGCAGCCAAAATTTGTGGCGGCGCAGAAAATGTTGTTAAAACAGAAACCCAGCAAACATTCGTAAATGGATTTCTCGGTTTTATTACTTTAGGCATTTATACTCCGCTGGAAGCGCGTGTGTATTGCTCACAATAATTGCATGAGTTGCCCATCGATATGGGCAGCTCTATCTGCACTGCTCATTAATATACTTCTGGGTTCCTTCCAGTTGTTTTTGCATCGTGATCAGCCTCTCTCTGAGGGTGAAATAATCCCGTTCAGCGGTGTCTGCCAGTCGGGGGGAGGCTGCATTATCCACGCCGGAGGCGGTGGTGGCTTCACGCACTGACTGACAGACTGCTTTGATGTGCAACCGACGACGACCAGCGGCAACATCATCACGCAGAGCATCATTTTCAGCTTTCGCATCAGCTAACTCCTTCGTGTATTTTGCATCGAGCGCAGCAACATCACGCTGACGCATCTGCATGTCAGTAATTGCCGCGTTCGCCAGCTTCAGTTCTCTGGCATTTTTGTCGCGCTGGGCTTTGTAGGTAATGGCGTTATCACGGTAATGATTAACAGCCCATGACAGGCAGACGATGATGCAGATAACCAGAGCGGAGATAATCGCGGTTACTCTGTTCATTGCTGACCCCACAAACAGATTTCACGCTCAATCTCACGACGAGTCATGAGACCTTTCCATTGCTTACCGCCAGCATATGTCCAGCGACGTAGCTGATCACATGCGCCTTTGATATCGCCCTGGTTTATTTTGCGAAGAAGCGTCGATGTTCTGAAATTGCCAGCACCCACGTTGTAAACGAATGAGTAAAGAGCGCCGCGCGTTGTTTCCGGTATATCGACTTTGATGTACGGGTTAATTTGTCTGGCGACCGTGGCAAGGTCTTTATTCAGGAGGGCTTTGCATTCTGCTTCGGTATACGTTTTACCGGGAATGATGTCTTTTCCGGTGTGTCCGTGACATACAGTCCATACACCAACGATATCTTTATATGGTATGTAGCTGACACCTTCCAGACCATCGTTACCACTTGGGCCAGTGATTAACACTGATGCTATAGCAATTGCTCCGCCACCAATAGCAGCAGCAACGGCTTTTCGTAATGATGGAGGCATTATTCACCTCTCGCAGCCTTGCGCTTATCTTCTTTAATCTTGAAATAAAGGTTTGTCAGGTACGTCAGCAGGCCAAATACCAGACTACCCAGCACACCGATTGCAGCCCACTGTGACGGAGTTACTCTATCGAGCAACTGTAAAAACCAGTAGCCAGCACTGCCTGCGGAGGTGCCATAGGCGACACCCGTTGTTAACTTATCCATGGATTTCATAACCCCCACCTCGCAGATGCGGGCGCTGTGTAATGGAAACAAAAAATGGCCACCAGCGGCCCGTAAAAAACACCCCGTCAAAAGCACCGGCATCCGCAGATGCCCTTTGCGTGGCGTTATTTGATGCGCGCCAGATGTGGCGCAAAGAAATGAAATAAGACTTATCGAAAATTAAGGTCAATTTGATGATTTAAACCACTTCTGAAGCTTAGTAGTATGAACATGTCCCCAGAAGGGGGCCAATACTTATTATTCTTCATGGACTTTGTCCCGCGGTCTTAATCCGACGACCGCGCTACTTTTTCACCCTCTCGCAAATTGCTATCTAAAGGACTTTGTCCCACGAGTATTCCAGGATGCTCGTGTCTTTTTTTGTCCTGAGGAAGGAATAAAAAAAACCGCCAAATATGGCGGTTGGTCACTGCATGAGATAAATCATTTTATTGTAATAAGAATCGAGGTGTCGGGTGCCTCCCGAAATATCCATCTCTACAACAGATATTGTGATTCCCCGCCAAACCACTATCTAAACCACCCTCGCACTGAGGAACACCTCTGCGGTGCTTTTACAACACCAGAATGATGCATCACCGACCCTGCCAGGAAATACAAAATCTCCACCGATAATGCACCATTCTGCTGCCGTAAAAAAATTAGCACTGTGACTACAACCGACCTCCAATCATAGTCAGAGAACGGATTGTCTTTTTAAAACAACCCACCCCACGTAATAAAAAATACGCCAGTGCCACGATACAATAAGGCTTGTTTCTCTGGAGCGGGTAGCGGGAATCGAACCCGCATCATCAGCTTGGAAGGCTGAGATAATAGCCATTATACGATACCCGCATATGGTGCCGACTACCGGAATCGAACTGGTGACCTACTGATTACAAGTCAGTTGCTCTACCTACTGAGCTAAGTCGGCATTGGTTCTTCAGGGGAGCGATATCACCGAGCAAAGAAGAGTTCCCCCTCAGAACCGTTTTCGATAATACGATTTAATATTCCAATCGCAACAACACTTTGCGTCAAGTTATGTAAATTTATTTATATGTTTTTATTTTATGTGAATAATTCACTTTCACTTAAAATATATACAACAACATATAAATAAATTTATTTTGAAGGCGATGATTAAATGTCGTTTCTGATATCACACCACAGAAACAACAAAACCCGCTCGATGGCGGGTTCTATTAAAGTTTAATTGCGCTTGATTCGCCTCGCGATACAGCTTTGCGAAGCGTAGCAAAATTGAAGCAGTTTATGCGTAAAAAATCAAGCCGTTTTTTGAGCGAATGATTCTCGCATGGGAATGTATAGCGCATACTCAGCAACGGCCAACCAATTAGCAATTCGCTTTTCGCATGTGCTAAAACACCACTCTGGGTGTGCATCATTTAGCAATTCAGCCATTTTGCGTTTGGTCATCCCCCGCCCCTCATACCGTTGCCGAAGGACGCTAATCAATCCTGGATGCTCTGCCAGCACCTCACTTATGACCCGATCAATACATAACGCCTCTGCATCAGTACAATGCGCCAGCCAGCTCTTTTGCTTACCGTTAATCATATCCCGCAAAAAAGCCTCAAGTTCAGACTTGTTCAGACCTGCTTTTTTCATCCTCCGGAGCGCCTCGTTAATTGCCGTTTTTGTCAGCTTTTTAGAGGCCAACAACTGGTTGAACATATTCCCCGTCTTACCGCCGCCAATATACGACCAGCGCCCCCACATGCGCAGTTTTCCCTGAATCCAGACACTTTCCAGCGTGGTGAGACGAAGGTGTTCCCCGCTTTTGCCTGTATTTGTTGGGTAAATCATAAATAACCTTCCTTTCTCCAGATTTCTTGCGTGCGAAAAACACCTTCTGCATGCATCAGGCGTAAATCTTCTTTGGTGTAATCGCTTGTTTTTACCCGCCCGTCGATTAAATCGTGGCATGAGCTACAGGCAATCGCCGCCTGCATATCGTGTGGTTTTGTCGCTGTTCCGCACGTTCCCGCCAGTCGGTAATGCGCCAGCACAGACGTTTCCGGATCGTGATTGCAGTAGCCAAGAATTCTGACGGTGCACATCCGCCCCCGCGCCGCTTTACGTAAATCCACCATTACGCAAACTCCAGCAGCTGCGCGGCCACATTTTCGACTTGTTCCGGAGAGGAAAATTTACGGAACAGAATCCAGTTCCACAGCACATTCAGAACAGATTTATAAACCTGCTGAAACTCGGTTTCGTCCATATTCGCAAAAGCGATAGATTTTGCCCGACGCCCGCGGCTACCGTCCGGATAAAAATGTTCGGTGTAAAATCCAGCCTGAATGGTTACCCACTCGCGAAAAGCCTCAAACGACTTTAGCAATGCCGTATCCCGGGTTCTGCGTGTCGCAACTGTATTCAGATATTGCTCTGCGGCATCACTCAGGGCTGGCGTGTGTTCCCGACCAACTGATTCGCACAGGTAATCAACGAAACCAGACAGCAGTTCTCGTTCGCGAGGCGTGATCGCCCCACCGACCGGAGTCCAGTAATCGAATCCCAGTTGCAGGAGTTTGAAAAAACGCTTGTGGAATGCGTAGTTACGCACACGCTTAAAGTCTGCGTGTATCCACTCGCCTATTTTGATTTGATGCAGAAAATCACAACTCTCCGGCGTCGCCGGGAGAAGTAATCCGGAAGAGGTTTGTTTGACCAGTTGTATATGCGCCATTTCTTAATCTCTCGATGGCGCAGCGCAGCAGATGCCAGTTGTTCAGGCTGACGTATGAAGTATAAATAAACTGGCTCCAGTGTAAAGCCCCACCTTAATGGAATAAAAACCAAAAAACAGATTGCTGGGATACAAACAACGCTTATTATTAAAAGCGGTTAAACAAATTAAATTTTAATGTTATGCAAATCTGCCAGATCACCATAATATCTCATTTGAAAACCGCTGAAATAACAACCCTATCAGGGTTAATCATATTAAGGTGAGTAAATATGGAAAACAACAAATCTGCACATTACGTTCCTTTTTTATCTATAATACTTTTTGTATTTTGTTGTGTATGGGCGGTATTTTTATAAAACACACCCACAAATAAATCAAACCCGCTACAGCGGGTTTGATTTATATAGTTGTTATACGGAAACTGGCACACGAGCAGGCAATGGATAGTGAGCCCAGTTATTAGCATTTAAAGCTCTTACGCCATCAGCATAAACTTGTGTGTTTCCATCTAATGATTTTAAAGTTACTACAATAGTTACAGGTAAAGGCTCCATTAAGGCCGGTTCATTCGCTCTCAACGTTGTTTTAGCCTGAAGAGCCCAGTTACCCGAAGTAATTCCTTTATTAAATGCCTTGCGATGAATTTTTACTGGTGACCACTTTCCACCATGCTCAATTTGAGCTCTCTCATATCCAGATTGACCGTTTTCTCCTTCCATAGGCACTTTTCCTTTTATAGTATTATTCTCAATTAAGCCAAAACTTAGCTCTACGTTCGCGCGAACATATTCACTGCCGGCATTAGGGTTCAGTGGTGGTGCATATGCAGCAGTAATTACAATCTCACCTTTAAATTTTCCATTTTGAATAAGTGCCGATGGTATGGGATAGTTATCCTTTCTCCACCTCACCCCAGGAACCAAGAATGTTTGGAAAATCAGAGTAAACCTATCATCACTATCATATAAGGTCTCAATAACTTCATTAGGAATTCCCGCTCCCAAATAGCGTCTTTCACTTGGCGAGTAATCAGGAGAAGATAATTGAGCGGAATGAATTAATAATGCTTTAATCAATGATGGTGAAACATTAAAGTCTGTATTAGTGGCTATTCTCTGCCATGTATGCGCAGCTAAACTTGCCACAATTGGAGCAGCAAAACTAGTACCAAAATTAGAGCAAAGCCTATTATCTGGCCCTACGACCTTTAAACTGCTTGCTCCTACATTCCAAGGTCTATGAACCCCACCGCCAGCATGGATTATATCTGGCTTTGGAGTAAATACAGGCCCAGGGCCACGACGAGTATATGGTGTCGGTGTTCCAATTTCACTTAAAGCATCATTAGCTTCCATATGAGAAACTGAACCAACTGTTAGTGCTCGGACTGACTCTCCAGGAGAGGAAATTAAATCAGCACCTCCAAGCGGATCAGGATTTGGCCATGTACGTATAGGTTCATCTACATAATTACCTGCAGCAACTACAAACAAAATACCAAATTTATCGCTGAGCCGATCTAACTCCATCGCAAAATCACTAAACGTCTGCTCATTACATGGTCCGCCTCCCAAAGACAAATTCCAGACTTTTATATCTGGTCTTTTATTTACAGCATCTGCTAGCCTCAGAATTAAATCTGATATATAAGATCCATTTTCATCTAAGGCACAAACATCATGGATTTTAGATTTTGTATCAGGAATCCATGGATGATTGTCATTTAAAAAATGAGCGCCTGATATCAATGAAGACACCATAGTCCCATGTTCATAACTCGTATCAGGAGGAATTACGTATGTTTCCCTACTCACTACCCAAGGAGTAATTGTTGCCGCGATGGGGCTTACCCCAGTGTCAAATACAGCAACAATGGGTAATTCTTCTGATGGTACGGGAAAGCTATTTGTTTCAATGCCAACAGAATCACTTACACTAACCGGGAATGCTGAATATTTTGGTTCAGGAATTAACGTTCTTATACCCGGGTAATCAATGAGAATGTCTAATATATATCTATCATTTGGGGATAAATCCATTATCCTTAATAAGGGAAGACCACATTTTTGTCTAATCTCATCATATTTAACTCCGTGTTGTTCTAATATAGAAATAACGTTTTCATAGTTGTTGTAAGTTGCATCTTCACCTGTGTACTCAAATAGTCGTACAAGGATGTTTGATGATTCAAACAAACCATCAGTGCCTCCTGGAACCTTCCTATTCTCATCCCAAGGTTCAATGCGCTCAATCGCGCTTAGATTAGCCAAAATCGCTTTAATATTCCGATGTAAAATGACTGACTCTAATACGTCAAAACAGCCGGCATGAGCAGCAACCAACATTTCATCTATTTTGGCATGACCGGCATTTTGCAATCCAGCCTCTTGAGCAATTTTGTTCGGCCTATGCGTTTTGGCTATTCCCTGGTCTCTTAATTTGAAAACCAAAGTACCCAAGCTTCCAGGGTACTCTGAAAGTTTGGATTCTAAATAATGTTTACTGGTTGTTAAATTTCTTACTAGCCCTTGTCTATATTCGGCTGTTACATCAACCAATACCTTTGCCCCACCGCCAGCGTTTACTATTGCACCCAAGTCACTACTGGAAAAAGGGATTCTTAACATTGGGTTTGTAACTTTTGCGTTACTAAACTGTGTACCCCTTCTGCTCATATGCTCCTGACTCCTTCAGAATGTTTGAAATTACTCTTGATGTAAGTTTGTACAAATTAGCAAGAACTCTGATAGAAAATAATTTTTTATCTTTAGAACGTAACCAACGAATTTCATCTTCGTAAGTGCTTAAATTTACCCCTTCCATAAGCGATTGAGCAAGATACAAACGCCTATACAATTTATGGTGATTTATCACACTTGCACCTTCAATAACTGCATCCCTACGTGCATCCAAGCTCACCTGTTCAATTATTGCTCCGGATAATCCTTCCGATTTTCTTGATAAATCACTTAAATCTAGATCGCTACATATCATATTCTTTAAACGATTTTTCCAAATTAACTCTCTCTGATGTATGTCAGGCAGAGGCATTGGAATTCTGAAGCTAAATCGCCTCCAGATTGCAGGATCCAGAAGTTGCTCATGGTTAGTTGAGGCAATAATTACCGTATCCTCTGATGCCGCATCCATATTCTGCAATAGTGAAATGACAACTCGCTGAAGCTCACCTATATCTCTCTCATTACCTCTTGCTCCAGCTAAAGCATCAAATTCGTCTAAAAAAAGCACTGATGGCCTCTGCATTACATAATCGAAAACCTGTCTAAGATTTTTGCTGGTTTGTCCCAATAAACTACTAATCAAAGTATCGCAACGCACTGTAAGAAGTGGAAAATCTAAGCGGGTAGCGATGTACTTAGATAACATAGTCTTACCTGTTCCTGGCTTTCCATACACGAGCATACGACTCGGCAATGCTGCATCAGCTTTAACAAACTCATCATAACGTTGAACATTAGTGATAAACTCTTCAACACGGGTACTGATTGCTGCAGGCAGAAAAATCTCTGAACTGTCTAATTTAGGATAACTGACATCAACAGTGTTGAGTCGACTATCAATATCTACCGGTAATGAGCCCAGAGATATCCCACCTCCAGCCCTTTGAGCTCCTGCCAACGCCTGGGGAGCTCTAAGCAACCTTTCTCTTATCATTCTGGCTTGCTTGACCTCCCCTTTTTGTTCGAGCTTATCTGCCAGCAACCCAGCATAATTACTAGCCATCGAAGCATTTGCCTTTGTTGCACCTTCAATGATTTTTAACACTTCTGATAAATAATCCATTCAACACTCCCACAACAAAAAGCCACAGCAATCAAAAAATGAGCACGCAGAATCAAAATACTCTCTAATCGTAACGCATTTTGAGATTTTTGATACGTTTTTTTGGGATTATGTAACGCCAAATGGTCATTTTGTGTCAGAAAAATAAATCTTAGTACCGAGAATATGTAGCTTCCATCCTTCATCGTTCTATTCATCCCTGATCTCCAAGCCTCTCTCGAAAACCATTCTGATAAAACGCCAGCACACGCTGCATAACTTCACTCTTCCGGCACTCGCGACAGATTATGTTCAGACGCCTGTCGTAGCGGCGTATTTCTCCGTCTGGTAATGACCAGATAAGGTCCGGATCAACCACAGATGGTTTCTTCACCTTTGCCCTGGATAGTTTTTTGCGGGCATTTTGCCAGTCCTTACGAGCCTGTTCAGACGGGAATAACCCGTAACCAGAGTTGTATACATCGCCACTGGCAACCAGCTCTCTGGCGAGAACGCTCATCAGATATCTTGTCGCACCTGTCTTGGCCTCCAGTTGTCGTAACGTCTCGCGTCCACTCCGGCGTACTAGCTCAACAACCTGCCCTTTAATTTTTTCCCGCTCTTCTTGTGTAAATACTTTTGCCATAAGCGCCTCCGGCAATCACTTTTCCGATACAACACGGCGGGAAGAATCAGCAATCTGTCGAACAATATCCCGGTGCTTGTTCAGCTCCCGCAGCGCGGCGCAGACTCGCTCCCACTTCTGGACATGATTTTTCGCCCGACGCAGTTCGCGGTTTGCCATATGCAGCGATGGCAAAATCAGGTCATCAGCTCGCGTTTCAGTAAACGATGGCAGCGACTGCACAATGTCCGCCACAGTTTCTGTTTTAATATCTTCCTGTGTTGCAGCTTCCTGTACTGGTAACGCAACATCTGCTGGCTGAGGAAAGGCTTTAAAATCAGTTTCCGTTACCGATGCAGCTTTCGGCTTTGCTGGTAAATTATCGCCCGGTATGCAGTAACGAAATTTACCGTTCTGATTAACGCGAATCAGACGACCTTTGCTGATTGCCATTGCCAGCGTTGAAGCCACTTTGCGTGATGTGGTACCGAACCATGTAGCCAACTCATCCGCCGTTTGTGGTCCACGTTGTTCAATCGTCGCAGTTAAATCGCACTCCGAAATTTTCGCGACTGTTGCCGTGGTGGTTTCTTCCGGCGGTTCTGCCTGCTCTGGCTGTTCCTGCTGAACGTTGTTATCAGCCACACGCCAGGTGTATACGCTTTTATCAACGAAACCAGCCTTTTTCAGCTCCCACAGCTCGTTCAGTACCTCTTCACGACTGATATCAAGTCGCGCAGCCAGTTCTACCGACGTGGCTTTTCCCATTGCTTTCAGTGCGTCAAAAACAGTCTCCATTAAAATTTCCTCCCGGTAAAAATCACTTCGCAATTCCTGGCTGGACGACATTCGGACGCCAGCTCTCCCAGTTAAAATTCCCCCAGCGTCCGCCGTTCATGGTCATGCGATCCATAATCCGCTCGCCGAGCAATGTTTTCATGGCCTCATAGTTCAGGTTTGTCAGCATCCCCACGCTGCGCATCGACGCTGTCCGGCGATCAACAATCTGGTGCAGCACCACCTGCTCGTTTTTTGTCTCGCGCTGAATGCCAATTTCATCAAGAACCAGCAGATCCACTTCGCACAGTTCCCGCAAAAATTTTTCGCCTGACTGCCCATCGTCATAGCTGGCGTGCAGGGCACTCATAACATCAGCCACGGTAACCACAATCACTGTCTGACCGTCTTTCAGCAGGCGATTCCCGATAGCTGCCGCTAAGTGGTTCTTCCCGGTACCAGGTTTTCCGCTGAACGCAAAATTTGTACACCCGGTCATCAGTTCATCAGCGATGGATTTCGCCTGACTCAACGCGTATCGCTGCGCTTCGTTCTGCACCTGGTAATTCGAAAACGAGCATTTGCGGTGCAATGGCTGGATGCCAGAGCGATTCAGAATTTTTTCCACCCGCAACTGACGATTCTGACGGTTGATCTCCTCACAACGTTTCTGGCCTTCGGAAAGTTGCCACTCGCGCCACTCCGCTACCGTCTTGAATGGCGCGGTTACATGTGACGGGGCCAGTCTGCGGATACGTTCAAGAACGTCGCCTGTCGCAATATTTTTCATGGACAGTTACCCCCTGAAGCCTGGCGGGATCGCACTATCCGGTAACGAGACGGTGTTAACCTGTCGGAGTAACGTCTCAGGTCGAACACCTTTCGGCGCGAACAAGCCCTGGTATTCATTGGCGATGCTGTGTCTAATCACCTGCTCAGGTGAAAAACCCTGCTGGCGGAATTTTTCCAGCTCCCGTATCGCCCCGTTAGCGCCCTGCTCCGTTCGAATCGGTTTTCGCAATGCCTGGCGAAATTCAACCCACTCACGCCAAAGCGAGACAGAAATCCAGTTCGGCAAAGCAATATCCAGAGGGTCAAACTTTTTGACACCTCGATTCCCCCGGGGGGGATTTAGGGGGGGATCTGTTTTTAGATCTTTATCTGTATCTTTATTAGTTGCCTTTGTGTTGACATCATGTTCAAACACCACTTCAACATCTGTTTGAACACCTGTTAAATTTCTCTCTTGTTTTGTTTGAACATCTGCTTCCTTTCTGCTTCTTCTGGCCTGAACAGATGCTTTTCCTGCGGCTGATTTTTTGGTTAATTTTTCCCTGACTGATGCCAGATCTTCCGCAATCCGAAGATGCACCCATTCCTCGCCGTTATCGCAAAAAAACTCCTGCAAGGATGGTTCAACATCAGCCCATCGCTCGTTAGTCAGACGGGCAATTTTTGCCAGCCTGTTTTTAGGTATTGGCTTTCCTGTTTGCCAGTAATTGAACATCAGCAACAAATACGCACCATGCTCCTCTGCTGACAAATGCATGGTGTCAGCCAGGTAATCAGCTATGTACAGTTGCATGTATGGTAATGCGGCCATAATTGCCCCGTATGATGCTGCCCGGTGGCTTAGAATAAGCACAAACAGCATGAAAACTTTTGCTTAATGAACAATGACAGAATCGTCGGAAGACCCGCCGCCGCTGAAATGCGCTTTCCGGTAAACGGCTTGGACTGCATCATCATGCGCATCAATTGCCGTACTTAACGCTTCCTGCGCCGCCAGTAATGCACGGCGTTCCAGGGTATCGAAGATGCAGAGTCGGTGACGCAGCTCGCGCGGAAGGATTGCCAGAATTGCTGGGATCAGCTTCTGAATTTTTTCCCTTTGCGCATTCGTTTCACCTTTCAACCAACGGTGATAGATATTCTGCTGATTGTTCCAGTCCTTGCCTGGAACCAGGGGCAATTCGCCGCCCCCCTGGCGCAGATATTCTTCAGTAATTGCATTGGCTACCCATGCCTGCCCTTTTTCGGCTGCCAGGGCAAACAACACCGATTCGATGTGCTCATGCTTGATTTTCATGAATCATTTGCCTCTTGATGTTTCAGGTATGATCAAATGAGGATTTGTTACTGTCATTTAGTTGCTTCACTGACATATTCTGCGAACAACATGCCGAACGTCGTAAATATGACCAGTCAATATCAGGACGAAGTTCTTCGCACAGCACCTCACCTCTTGTTGCACGTTCAATTGCTGGACATCTCTCGGCAGGCAATTGACGTACCCCTTTGATCCATTGATTTACGCTTGGAGGTGATACACCTAAAAGCCTAGCCATTGCTGTTTGCCCACCGACAACAGCACAAGCTTGCTTGAATGAATAGTTCTCTTTTTTCATCGAATGAACTCCAAAAACACACAGAGATATTAGGCGACGCCTAATACAAATGTCAATAGGCTATGCCTAATACAATGAGAGTAGGGATTGCCTAATGCAATGAGCATAGGAGAATATTAAGCAATGCTTAGTGGTAAAGACTTAGGCCGAGCGATAGAGCAGGCCATTAACAAAAAAATCGCATCGGGATCCGTCAAATCAAAGGCGGAGGTCGCACGCCACTTCAAAGTCCAACCACCATCAATCTATGACTGGATTAAGAAAGGCTCCATAAGTAAAGATAAACTTCCAGAATTATGGCGTTTCTTTGCTGATGTTGTTGGTCCAGAGCATTGGGGGCTTAACGAATACCCCATACCAACCCCCACCAATCCAGATACAAAAAGTGAACTTTTAGATATAAACAACCTTTATCAAGCAGCCTCTGATGAAATAAGAGCGATTGTAGCTTTCCTGTTATCTGGAAATGCTACAGAACCAGATTGGGTTGACCACGATGTTCGCGCCTACATAGCAGCGATGGAAATGAAAGTGGGTAAGTATCTGAAAGCTCTAGAATCTGAACGGAAAAGCCAGAACATCACAAAAACTGGAACTTAAACTTATATGGTCTGACGGAAAACTCCTGGATTCCGTTATTTAACCCCCCCATCACTTTCTCCAGTCGCCATCACCTATTAGGTTACGCTTAAAACATTAGGCATAGCCTATTGACAATCAATTAGGCATTACCTATAGTTCCAGCATACCACCCACCCCGCCCCACAGAACGCCAGGCAATACTTCGAGTTACCAGGCAGTGGTCAGGGGTTAAGTAGCCAGCCCGAGGCGTATGAACATGACGGCGGGATTCAAATTTTGCAGTGCAGCAGTTAGTTCCGCCACCCGGCGTTAAGGGGAGAGATAAGATGGTGCATTACGAAGTAGTTCAGTATTTGATGGATTGTTGCGGTATCACTTACAGCCAGGCTGTGCAGGCTTTACGTAGCAACGACTGGGATCTCTGGCAAGCAGAAGCCTCTATCCGCAACAACAAGATGTGAGGTGCGAAAAATGCAAAAAATCGACCTCGGCAATAACGAATCCATGGTGTGCGGCGTGTTCCCTAACCAAGATGGAACGTTCACTGCTATGACGTATACCAAAAGCAAAACATTTAAAACAGAAACAGGCGCACGTCGCTGGCTTGCCAGAAATACTTGCTAATCCATTATTTGGATTAATTCAATATTCTCGCTGTAGGGGTATAGCAGAAACCACCAAAGCCCGGAGGTGGTGAAATAAAACCGGGCACAACACGAAGGCGCATTTCCGATATCCATAAAGAGTCGGTCTTGTCTGTTAAATTTAAATGGTGGGAGTGCGCCTCCGGTTGTGGATAACAACACTGCTATGTGTAGTCTTGGCGGCATCAGTTTTTTCTTGAAGTTCGACTGATGCCCGCCCTTTTTAAAGTGAATTTTGTGATGCGGTGAATGCGGCTAAGCGCACGCGGCACAGTTAAAAGTCATGTTAGTCCTTATTGGTTTGGGTGGGAAAGCCGACTGTAATTGTTAACTGGTTGCAGTCACCTGGAGGCACCAGGCACCGCATCAACAAAGTTCATTTGTAAAAATGGAGATAATTATGATTGCACATCACTTCGGAACTGATGAAATACCACGTCAGTGTGTGACTCCTGGTGACTATGTTCTTCATGAAGGCCGGACATATATTGCCTCGGCAAACAATATTAAAAAGCGAAAACTTTATATTCGTAACCTGACCACAAAAACATGCATTACTGACTGCATGATTAAAGTCTTCCTCGGTCGTAATGGTTTACCTGTAAAGGCGGAGTCATGGTGATGACTAAGAAAATAAAATGTGCTTACCACCTTTGCAATAAAGAAATTGAAGAAAGCAAAAGTATCAAAAGACCACTTCATTTCATGCGTGGAGTTATCCAAACGACGGAAATGAAAAAATATTGTAGTGAAAGTTGTGCCGAAAAAGACCAGATGGCACACGAACTTTAATTAACTGACTATGCGAAACTGAATTTATGCCAGCAATGGCAGGGATTCGCTCAACCTTAATTAAGGAGAAAAACATGATTACCAGTTATGAAGCCACTGTTGTAACTACTGATGACATTGTTCACGAGGTTAATCTGGAAGGAAAGCGTATTGGCTACGTGATTAAAACAGAAAATAAAGAAACCCCATTCACTGTGGTTGATATCGACGGTCCATCAGGCAACGTTAAAACACTTCACGAAGGTGTCAAAAAAATGTGCCTGGTGCATACCGGAAAGAATCTGCCCGCAGAAAAAAAAGCCGAATTTCTGGCAACTCTAATTGCAATGAAATTAAAAGGTGAAATCTGAAAGAAATAGCCTGCGTATGGCGCAGGCTATGAACAGTGTGTATCCGGCAAGATCATTCACTGAACAAAACGAATTTTAATCTGAGTTGAGGTTAAAAAACAATGAGCACAAAACCACTCTTCCTGTTACGGAAAGCGAAAAAATCATCCGGTGAACCTGACGTCGTCCTGTGGGCAAGCGACGATTTTGAATCGACCTGTGCCACTCTGGACTACCTGATCGTTAAGTCAGGTAAAAAACTGAGCAACTATTTTAAAGCTGTTGCCACAAATTTTCCTGTCGTTAATGACCTTCCCCCTGAAGGTGAGATCGATTTTACCTGGAGTGAACGCTATCAACTCAGCAAAGACTCCATGACATGGGAACTAAAACCGGGAGCAGCGCCAGACGACGTTCACCACCAGGATAATGCTCAAGAAACCAACGAACTGGCGGGAGGCCAGGAAGAAAACGCGCAGGCAGACGCCCACGAGGATTGCCAGGATTGCGAAGTCTCTGTAGCCACTTTGCGGTTCACACAGCGTCTTCTGCACATTTTTACGTATGCGGCCGGGGATCGGAAATACCTGCATCATGCCACCCGAGAACAACGCGAACACATTACTGCTCTTGAGATGGATCAGGAAAACAGCTATGTCCAGAATCTGCTGTTGGCCATACGCGGCATGGCAGAACCGACAACTCTGGATAATGCCGCCCTGCTCCGCCTGACTGATGCAATTAAGGCAGTTTTCTCTATCACTAAAAAACATCAGCCCTATGAATTTAAGAATTTCATTTCAGCCTGGCTGGATACCGAACACATTGATCGCGGTCTTCTGACAAAAGAATGGCGAAAAGGGAATCGTGTTTCACGCATCACTCGCACGGCTTCCGGTGCTAATGCTGGCGGCGGGAACCTCACAGATCGCGGCGAAGGTTTCGTCCACGATCTGACGTCACTGGCGCGCGATATAGCCACTGGCGTACTGGCCCGTTCAATGGACGTGGACATCTATAACCTTCATCCGGCACACGCTAAACGCATTGAGGAAATTATCGCTGAAAATAAACCGCCCTTTTCTGTTTTCCGCGACAAATTCATCACCATGCCTGGCGGGCTGGATTATTCCCGCGCCATCGTGGTTGCGTCCGTGAAAGAAGCACCAATTGGGATCGAGGTCATCCCCGCTCACGTCACTGCATATCTGAACAAAGTACTGACTGAAACCGATCATGCCAACCCTGATCCGGAAATCGTGGATATTGCCTGCGGTCGCTCCTCTGCCCCGATGCCGCAGCGAGTAACAGAAGAAGGAAAACAGGATGATGAAGAAAAACTGCAACCATCTGGAACAACGGCAGATGAACAGGGAGAGGCTGAAACAATGGAACCGGACGCAACTAAACATCATCAGGACACGCAGCCGCTGGATGCTCAGTCACAGGTAAATTCTGTTGATGCGAAATATCAGGAACTGCGGGCAGAACTCCATGAAGCTCGGAAAAACATTCCATCAAAAAATCCTGTCGATGCCGATAAATTGCTTGCTGCATCACGTGGTGAATTTGTTGACGGAATTAGCGACCCGAACGATCCGAAATGGGTTAAGGGGATCCAGACTCGCGATTCTGTGTACCAGAACCAGCCAGAAACGGAAAAAACCAGCCCGGATATGAAACAACCTGAGCCAGTAGTGCAACAGGAACCGGAAATAGCCTTCAATGCCTGCGGCCAGACTGGCGGGGGTAAATGCCCTGGCCGTGGTGGGGGGGTGGGGGACGCAACAAACCAGGAAAAATTCGCTGAAGAGAATCAGGTTGAAGCTAAGGAAAATGATCCGGAGGAAATGGAAGGCGCTGAACATCCGCACAATGAGAATGCTGGCAGCGATCCGCATCGCGATTGCAGTGATGAAACTGGCGAAGTCGCAGATCCCGTAATCGTAGAAGACATAGAGCCAGGTATTTATTACGGAATTTCGAATGAGAATTACCACGCAGGTCCCGGTGTCAGTAAGTCTCAGCTCGATGACATTGCTGATACTCCGGCACTGTATTTGTGGCGTAAAAATGCCCCCGTGGACACCACAAAGACAAAAACGCTCGATTTAGGAACCGCTTTCCACTGCCGGGTACTTGAACCGGAAGAATTCAGTAACCGCTTTATCGTAGCACCTGAATTTAACCGCCGTACAAACGCCGGAAAAGAAGAAGAGAAAGCGTTTCTGATGGAATGCGCAAGCACAGGAAAAATGGTTATCACTGCGGAAGAAGGCCGGAAAATTGAACTGATGTATCAAAGCGTTATGGCTTTGCCGCTGGGGCAATGGCTTGTTGAAAGCGCCGGACACGCTGAATCATCAATTTACTGGGAAGATCCTGAAACAGGAATTTTGTGTCGGTGCCGTCCGGACAAAATTATCCCTGAATTTCACTGGATCATGGACGTGAAAACTACGGCGGATATTCAACGATTCAAAACCGCTTATTACGACTACCGCTATCACGTTCAGGATGCATTCTACAGTGACGGTTATGAAGCACAGTTTGGAGTGCAGCCAACTTTCGTTTTTCTGGTTGCCAGCACAACTATTGAATGCGGACGTTATCCGGTTGAAATTTTCATGATGGGCGAAGAAGCAAAACTAGCAGGTCAGCTGGAATATCACCGCAATCTGCGAACCCTGGCTGACTGCCTCAATACCGATGAATGGCCAGCTATTAAGACGTTATCACTGCCCCGCTGGGCTAAGGAATATGCAAATGACTAAGCAACCACCAATCGCAAAAGCCGATCTGCAAAAAACTCAGGAAAACCGTGCACCAGCAGCAATTAAAAATAACGACGTGATTAGTTTTATTAACCAGCCATCAATGAAAGAGCAACTGGCAGCAGCTCTTCCACGCCATATGACGGCTGAACGTATGATCCGTATCGCCACCACAGAAATTCGTAAAGTTCCGGCGTTAGGAAACTGTGACACTATGAGTTTTGTCAGTGCAATCGTACAGTGTTCACAGCTCGGACTTGAGCCAGGTAGCGCCCTCGGTCATGCATATTTACTGCCTTTTGGTAATAAAAACGAAAAGAGCGGTAAAAAAAACGTTCAGCTAATCATTGGCTATCGCGGCATGATTGATCTGGCTCGCCGTTCAGGTCAAATCGCCAGCCTGTCAGCCCGTGTTGTCCGTGAAGGTGACGAATTTAATTTCGAATTTGGCCTTGATGAAAAGTTAATACACCGCCCAGGAGAAAACGAAGATGCCCCGGTTACCCACGTCTATGCTGTCGCAAGACTGAAAGACGGAGGTACTCAGTTTGAAGTTATGACGCGCAGACAGATTGAGCTGGTGCGCAGCCAGAGTAAAGCTGGTAATAACGGGCCGTGGGTAACTCACTGGGAAGAAATGGCAAAGAAAACAGCTATTCGTCGCCTGTTCAAATATCTGCCCGTATCAATTGAGATCCAGCGTGCAGTATCAATGGATGAAAAGGAACCACTGACAATCGATCCTGCAGATTCCTCTGTATTAACCGGGGAATACAGTGTAATCGATAATTCAGAGGAATAATTCAGTCTGGCGGTGTAATGCACCGCCAACTTGAAATATTTTTTATGAGAAAAATTATGAGATATGACAATGTTAAACCATGTCCATTTTGTGGTTGTCCATCAGTAACGGTGAAAGCCATTTCAGGATATTACCGAGCGAAGTGTAACGGATGCGAATCCCGAACCGGTTATGGTGGAAGTGAAAAAGAAGCACTCGAAAGATGGAATAAACGAACCACTGGAAATAATAATGGAGGTGTTCATGTATAAAATTACCGCCACTATTGAAAAGGAAGGTGGCACTCCTACTAACTGGACAAGATATTCAAAATCTAAACTAACGAAATCAGAATGCGAAAAAATGCTCTCAGGTAAAAAAGAAGCAGCCGTTTCCAGAGAGCAGAAAGTAAAACTGATAAATTTTAATTGCGAGAGACTTCAGTCCTCGTGAATTGCATTGTATTCAAATTAAAACTTCATAGCTGATTATTAATAATCAACATCGGGCGTCAATTTCAGTCTAACATTGGCGCCTGCCAGAGGTGATGCGATGGCACAAGTAATCTTTAATGAAGAGTGGATGGTTGAATACGGCCTGATGCTTCGCACTGGTCTGGGGGCCAGACAAATTGAAGCATACCGCCAGAACTGTTGGGTGGAAGGCTTCCACTTCAAACGAGTATCTCCTTTAGGGAAGCCAGACAGTAAGCGAGGGATTATCTGGTACAACTATCCAAAGATAAATCAGTTTATCAAAGACTCATGATATGTCTAAATTACCAACAGGTGTCGAGATTAGAGGTAGATACATTCGCATCTGGTTCATGTTTCGAGGAAAACGATGTCGGGAAACATTAAAAGGCTGGGAGATTACAAACAGTAATATTAAAAAGGCCGGAAATTTAAGATCGCTGATAGTTCATGAAATAAACTCCGGTGAATTTGAGTATTTAAGACGTTTTCCCCAGTCCAGCACTGGGGCAAAAATGGTGACAACGAGAGTCATAAAAACGTTCGGAGAACTTTGTGATATCTGGACAAAAATTAAAGAGACAGAGTTAACAACAAACACAATGAAGAAAACGAAATCACAATTAAAAACACTCAGAATAATAATTTGTGAAAGTACCCCGATATCACATATTCGTTATAGCGATATCTTAATCTACCGGAATGAACTGCTGCATGGAGAAACGCTTTACCTGGATAATCCAAGATCCAACAAAAAAGGAAGAACCGTGCGCACAGTTGATAACTATATCGCCCTGCTCTGTTCGCTGTTGCGTTTTGCGTATCAGTCGGGATTTATATCAACCAAACCATTTGAAGGAGTAAAAAAATTACAGCGAAACAGAATAAAGCCTGATCCGTTATCTAAAACAGAATTCAATGCATTAATGGAAAGTGAAAAAGGACAGAGCCAGAACTTGTGGAAATTTGCCGTTTACTCAGGACTTCGTCACGGGGAACTGGCAGCTCTGGCGTGGGAGGATGTGGATCTCGAAAAGGGAATAGTGAATGTCAGAAGAAACCTGACGATACTTGATATGTTCGGTCCCCCAAAAACAAATGCCGGGATCCGGACAGTAACACTACTGCAGCCTGCTCTTGAAGCACTGAAGGAGCAATACAAACTGACCGGGCATCATCGCAAAAGCGAAATCACTTTTTATCATCGGGAGTACGGCAGAACCGAAAAGCAAAAACTGCATTTTGTTTTCATGCCCAGAGTGTGTAACGGAAAACAGAAACCTTATTACTCGGTAAGCAGTTTGGGTGCGAGATGGAATGCAGCAGTAAAACGTGCTGGTATTCGCCGCCGTAATCCGTACCATACGCGGCATACTTTTGCCTGCTGGCTGTTGACGGCAGGAGCGAACCCGGCGTTTATAGCCAGCCAGATGGGGCATGAAACTGCGCAGATGGTGTATGAAATTTACGGTATGTGGATTGATGACATGAACGACGAACAGGTAGCCATGTTGAATGCGCGGTTATCGTAGTTGCAAAGTTTGCCCCCAATTTGCCCCATTTAGTACCAGAGAACTGAAATAATGAAAGAAAATCAACAAATTACAAAGAAAGAACAATACAACCTGAACAAATTACAAAAACGTCTGCGTCGTAACGTGGGCGAAGCCATTGCTGACTTCAATATGATTGAAGAAGGCGATCGCATCATGGTTTGCCTCTCCGGGGGTAAAGACAGCTATACCATGCTGGAAATTCTGCGCAATTTGCAGCAAAGCGCGCCAATCAATTTTTCGCTGGTGGCTGTTAACCTCGATCAAAAGCAACCGGGCTTCCCGGAACACGTTCTGCCCGAGTATCTTGAAAAGCTGGGCGTTGAGTACAAGATTGTTGAAGAGAACACTTACGGTATCGTGAAAGAGAAGATTCCGGAGGGCAAAACCACTTGCTCACTGTGTTCTCGTCTTCGTCGCGGTATCCTTTATCGTACCGCAACGGAACTGGGAGCGACGAAGATCGCGCTGGGTCACCATCGTGACGATATCCTGCAAACGTTGTTCTTAAATATGTTCTACGGCGGCAAGATGAAAGGTATGCCTCCGAAACTGATGAGCGATGATGGCAAACATATCGTGATTCGCCCGCTGGCCTACTGCCGCGAGAAAGATATTCAGCGCTTTGCCGATGCAAAAGCGTTCCCGATTATTCCGTGCAACCTGTGCGGTTCACAGCCTAACCTGCAACGTCAGGTGATTGCTGACATGTTGCGTGACTGGGATAAACGTTATCCGGGGCGTATCGAGACGATGTTCAGCGCGATGCAGAATGTGGTGCCGTCGCATCTGTGCGATACCAACCTGTTCGATTTCAAAGGCATTACCCACGGTTCTGAAGTGGTTAACGGGGGTGATCTGGCGTTTGATCGCGAAGAGATCCCTCTACAACCGGCAGGTTGGCAGCCTGAAGAAGATGAAAATCAGTTGGATGAGTTACGGCTGAATGTGGTTGAAGTGAAATAACCCGGATAGCGCCCGATGCGTAAGCGTATCGGGCTACTCTTATGGAGGCCGGATAAGACGCGGTCAGCGACACATCCGGCAATGCCGAAGAAGATGTTTACTCTTGCACCCGGCAATTCAACATTTCATTATTTTAATAACCGCACCCGGCACGTTTTTCCTTTAATCCTCCCGCCCTGTAACTGTTTCCATGCTTTATGAGCAACAGCCTGACGCACCGCGACATAGACATGCGCCGGATGCACGGCGATTTTGCCAATATCTGCGCCATCAAGCCCGATATCTCCTGTCAGCGCACCTAATACATCACCCGGGCGCATTTTGGCTTTTTTCCCGCCATCGATACATAACGTTGCCATTTCGGTTTCCAGCGGCACAATAGAACTATTAACTGGCGGCGTTTGCCAGTTAAGTTTTATCTGCAACATGTCAGAAATGATATTGGCCCGCTGTGCTTCTTCCGGGGCACAGAAACTGATCGCCAGACCGCTATTTCCTGCACGCGCTGTACGACCGATGCGATGCACATGAACTTCAGGATCCCACGCCAGCTCAAAGTTCACCACCAGCTCAAGCGATTTAATATCCAGACCTCGCGCAGCAACATCAGTCGCAACCAGTACACGGGCGCTACCGTTAGCAAAACGTACCAGGGTCTGATCGCGATCACGTTGCTCCAGATCGCCGTGTAACGACAATGCACTTTGCCCTACTTCATTCAGCGCGTCGCAGACAGCCTGGCAATCTTTTTTGGTATTGCAAAACACCACGCAAGAGGATGGCTGATGCAAACTTAATAACCGTTGCAACAACGGAATTTTGCCTTTGCTGGATGTCTCATAAAATTGTTGTTCAATAGGTGGCAGAGCATCTGTTGAGTCAATTTCAATCGCTAAAGGATCGCGTTGCACTCGTCCGCTGATTGCGGCGATGGCTTCCGGCCAGGTTGCCGAAAACAGAAGCGTCTGTCGAGATGCTGGCGCAAAACGGATGACATCATCAATGGCGTCGCTAAATCCCATATCCAGCATGCGGTCGGCCTCATCCATCACCAGCGTATTCAACGCATCCAGTGATACCGTGCCTTTTTGCAGATGATCCAACAAACGGCCCGGCGTTGCCACGATAATATGCGGCGCATGTTGCAACGAATCACGCTGCATACCGAACGGTTGACCACCGCACAACGTCAAAATTTTGGTATTTGGCAGAAAACGCGCCAACCGACGCAATTCACCTGCCACCTGATCCGCCAGTTCACGCGTAGGACACAGCACTAAAGCCTGGGTTTGAAATAGCGACGCATCAATTTGCTGTAACAAGCCGAGGCCAAAAGCCGCCGTTTTGCCGCTGCCGGTTTTCGCCTGCACGCGAACATCTTTTCCGGCAAGGATCGCCGGAAGCGCGGCGGCCTGCACCGGCGTCATAGTTAAATAACCCAACTCATTAAGGTTCGTGAGTTGGGCGGGAGGCAAAACATTCAGGGTAGAAAAAGCGGTCACAATCTATTCTCGTGGTCATCGACGCAAAGTTAGCAGGCGCGTATCCTCGCAGATCTACGCTCACGATGCGACAATTTAATCGGTTCTTCATCGGGTGGTGGGTCAGGCATGGGTTGCGGACGAGGGATCGGATCGGGCACTGGAACAGGATCGCCAGGAATCGGTTCAGGGACAGGAATTTGCAAATAAATAAGTGTCGTCATATTTCCCTCCGGTCATTGGGTGGACTCTTAAAGGGTAGACGCTGATAAATAACAGGCAAAAAAAAGCCGACTCATCAAAGTCGGCGTCGTACGAATCAATTGTGCTATGCAGTAATTCAAAAAAGGAAGTAAGACAATATGGAGCGCAACGCCCATCGCTTGACGTTGCATTCACCTGCAAGAGAGATATTGCCCTGAATGGGTAGAGAGTTTATTGACTTCGCTCAAACTTTGCGGCGTTTTTGTATACAGACATCCGGGAAAATTGCTTTTGTTACAACCATTTACTACGATGCAACCATAAAGCAACACCACCAATAAGAACAACTAACAGAATACAAAAAATTGAAAATCCGAATTGCCACCCGCCGCCTGGGATCCCACCAAGGTTGACGCCAAATAACCCGGTCAGAAAGGTACTGGGTAAAAAGACCATTGCCATCAACGACATTGTATAGGTACGACGCGCTAAATTTTCCTGCATCACCTGAGCGATTTCATCCGCCATCACGCCAGTCCGTGCTATACAGGCGTCGATTTCGTCAAGCCCGCGCCCAAGGCGATCGGCAATATCCTGCATACGACGGCGTTGGTCATCGCTCATCCACGGCAAACGTTCACTGGCAAGACGAGCATAAACATCACGTTGCGGTGCCATATAGCGACGCATCACAATTAATTGTTTGCGCAGCAGAGCCAGGAATCCACGCGGTGGAATTTGCTGATCAAGGAGATTATCTTCAAGGTCGATAATTTTATCGTGCAGCTGCTCGATAAATTCGCTGGAATGATCGGTCAACGCATCACATACATCCACCAGCCATCCCCCGCAATCGGTCGGACCCGTGCCCTCTTCCAGATCGCTTACCACATCGTCCAGCGCCAGCACTTTGCGTTGTCGGGTCGAAACAATTAACCGCCCGTCCATATATACACGCATGGCGACCAGTTGATCGGGGCGTTCATCGGTGCTGCCGTTTATACAGCGCAATGTAATCAGCGTGCCTTCACCGAGACGGCTGACTCGGGGCCGTGTGCTCTCGCCCGCCAGCGCATCACGTACGTTATTGGGAAGCAGCGGTGTTGTCGCCAGCCATTGGGCGCTATCATGGTGTACATAATTAAGGTGGAGCCAGCAGGGATGCGCTTCATCAATCACATCTGTATTTTCCAGCGGTTTAACGCCGCCTCTACCATCCAGCATCCAGGCAAATACTGCATCCGGGACATTAACGTCCGATCCCTTAATCGCTTCCACAGTGCCTCCATCATCAACGCATTATTTTGTAGTCTAGCCTTCTGGCCCTGTTACGCAACATCTCATCACCCCATTACCCTGAAATGATTAATAAAATTCTGTCTAAATTGAATACAAAAAGCAAAATGCTTTTCCATATACAAACCGTGTGAAGTGTTAAATAGCGTCTATCATTATCAGAATTATCTGATCATATGACGTGGCTTTTTTGCGATCGGATAGCAACAAAAATTGATAAAAATAACGGGATCTCAATGATTACGCACAACTTCAATACCCTGGACTTACTCACCAGTCCTGTCTGGAATGATTAGCGCAACGAATAATCATTTATGAAACAGAATGTTATGTTGTTTTTGATTTTGGTTTTTGATATTTGGTCACTATTTGGTACACAAAAAGAAACGAGGCGTTAGCCTCGTTTCGCGGCGATGTCTTTAACATCACCATGCTGTTACTATTGCACCATCAAGCCCACGCGCGGACGCCGGGATCTGGAATGATGAATTTTTCCAGCGGCGACAAATCAACATCGTCACCAGTAATGCGCATGTTGACGTAATAGCCTTTTTTCTCAATCAGTACAGGCGTGTCGCTTTCTGGATCATCGAATACAAGAACAAAACCAATGTCATTAATAAACACGGTTTGCTGATTGGTGTCCAGCCAGCCGCTGTTAATCACGATGTCGTTGTATTGCTGTTTATCAGTAAATTGCAAGCTAACGTCTTTCATGTTAACCACCTTAAACAATTTCGCTTAATTGAGAATCAGTTAATGCTTTGTGCCAAATACGAAAATTTCTGATATGTCCGAACAAGTGGCGCGTTCCATCGGATGTCTGACCACCAAAGCGGATGTTTTTGTCCTGTGTCACACCACCGTAGATACAAGTCGCATCACTAGCAGGTGCACCGTTCATGATCACATGGAATGTTCCATCTCCTTTAACCACCGCGCCAATAGTGGCGTTATCAGTTAACTTAACACCAGCGGCAGAATTGATGTAAGCACCGTCGCTTTTGGATAGAGACATGTAATACTGATTGCTACCACGGTTAACCGCAGCGATAACTGACTGCCCATTCTTAGCGTTGGCAATATCCCAAACACGCGGCGCGGAGTTAGGCGCTCTGAACCAGTCCTTGTGAAGTTCGAGCAGGAAACTGAACGGAGGACGCGCAAGGTTGTTTTTAGTCGTAATACTTACCATATCGCTCGCACGGGTAGAAGGAGTTGAACCTGAGCTAATATACGATGATGCATTCGTACCAAGTTCGACTTGAGGAGTTGCCAGTTCCATGTAGTCGCCGGACACGAACGCGCTAACCGGAGCAAACTGAATTTGCGCGGTAACCAGCGTTACGGTTGATTTATACGTCACCACTGCGCGATTCCATCCGGTGATGCTGTCCGTTGTTACGCTAACAGTGAGTTTGTCTGCATCGCCGCCTGTCTTCGTTACAGACATGTCGCTTAGTTTGATATACGCATCACACAGGAATGCCAGACTGGAAGTGTCTTCACCACCAGCAAAACGGATACGCAACCGGACGTCGTTTGACGAACGAAAACGACAAGAAGCGGTGACGTACTGTTCATCGTGCTGAGTAGTGTCGATAACGTTAGCAGTGATCACTGACGCCATGTTGCAACCACCAGTGCCGCCAACTGCACTGTCGTCGATCACGAATTTTCCGTACAGGAAACCGTAGCTGTCAGTTTCTGCTGTAGCGGTGACATTAGTTGATCGGCCCCAATTTGCAGGGACGCTACCGTTGATAAGGAAGTTTGTGCGAGCACCTTCGATTAATAATCCTTCGCGTTCGAAACGTGGCTCGTTAATATCAGCTACGGTTAAAACTCCTGATTTATTAATGTAAGTAGCTGTACTTGCGCGGGAGAAAGAAACAACCTTATCTGATGATATTGTTTTTTCTTCACCATCAATGGTTACTTTTTTCGTGCCTGAGCCGTAGCCAGTGATTATATCCAGAGAATCGTTAAACGGTATCCATACGTCCGGCAGCGGCTGCAAAACATACGCGTAAGGCTGTGCCGTCTGATTGGCGTATTCGTGGGCCTCGTCTCTGTATGTCTTAGCTGAATCGGCGGCGGTTGTCGCTGTTGTTGCCGCGTTGGTTGCAGTGGTAGCTGATTCTGATGCTAATTTCGAGGCTGAAATAACATCTTTGTTGTCGCTAAAAAATTCAACGGCGTCAGCTATTTCTGATTCTTTGCCCTGATAGTAACGCAGTGTTTCGGCAACATCCTGAGCAAGGCCATCCACAGAGATCGAATCTGAAAGCAGGATGCTATATTTAGTTCCAGCCGGAATTGCCGGGCTTGCCGCCGGAGTTACTGACAAACTTGTCGCGCTTTTTACCTCTGTGATTGAGAAAATCTGCACCGGATTGCTAATGGCAATAAGGGTGCAACCCACTCTAATCATAGATAATGCGGCATTGAATTCAGTGCCAGCTCCAGTAACTGTTTTTCCGCTAACGGCTATCGTGCCTGTTGTGTAAATCATTGCAATGACTCCATTATGTTAATTAACGGAATAATTCTACCATTTTGTAATCCGCGTTACACTTTGAGCTTATGCATAATGTATTTTTTGATCTATATCAACATACGAAATGATAGCTTCTGCGGTGATTTGCTCATCGGATGGGTGGATCATCACGAACAACAAATGACAGTAAAACAAACAGTAAGGTGAATACAATGAAAAAACTAATTGTTGCTTGCATCTTATCAGCTCTGTCTTTTGGTGCTTTTGCTTCTGTAAATTCGACAGATAAGAGTGATGCTGGCACTGCTCAATATGGTGATACTGGCCTTGATAACCAACGTTCGAGTTATTTCAATACTGACTCATGGAAAGAAAAACAACTACAAGGTAAAATTATTGACAGTGAATGTAATTTACCTATCCATTTTTCTGGTGTAAATGATGGGTGTAAAAAATAAAAACAATGCATAAAAAAACGGGGCTTATGCCCCGTTTTTTTATGCTGTCGTTGATGTTCTAAATGATCCGGTGCCTCTTGCTACTATCATTGTTGGAGAATACAACGCGGTACAATATGCGTATCCTTCAGATGATGATGTTTGAGGACAATATATTTTCCCGATAATATCTGATGCTTTTAAACCAGAAAAAGCGCATTGCACTGTTAATGTGCATCCACCATAAGGCACGTAATATGAAATTGTTTTGTTTTTATCTCCGCAACTAAACGTTACGTTATAAGTGGATCTATATTCACCAGACATTAATGAAATAGTCGCCATAAGCATAACTGATTTCGTCAATGCATTATCCGTGCTGTCTTTATATGTGATGGTTGCGCTATAACTTCCGTTATGCCCAAGCACTCGATCTGGACCAACCCCCATGTTAGCAACGTCACCGACAAATGACTTTGCCTCTACTGTACCTTTAAACTTCCCGCTTGTGGCCTGAATCTCACCAGTGAATTTACCAGATGTTGCGTACACCGTACCGCGTACAGTGACGTTGTTGAACTCCGCATTGCCGTTTTTATTTAGCATCCAGCCAGCCGAACCAGCTTTATAGTTGGTTGACTGAATTTGCTGCGCAATCTTCGCGGTAGTGATTGATGCGTCTCTGATCCACGCATCACGGATGTAGCAAGCACCGTTAGTAACATAGAACGGGGTCTGATAGGAGCCACCTGCCGCAGTCATAAGCACGAAACGGTCAACGAGGAAAATACACTGCGATTGAACGTTAGTCCCGCTACCAGTAAGGCCGAGCGACATTCCTGTAGCGTATTTCATACCGTTTTTATCAGTGGCAATCTTAATTGAATATGACGCATCAACGTTACCTTTGAAGTCAGTCAGTGCTTTTGATGTCGTTTCTATCGCCGTTGTGTTTCCGTTAATAGTTACTTTCAACTGGTCGATTCTGGTTGACAATGCCTCGTCTGCCGTTGCCATAGCCTGTGACCATTCCGTGATGCTTGAGTTTACATCGTCGAAAGATGCCGAGATCTGGCCAAATTTTTCCGCGCTTGATGTTTCATGCGTAGAAAGTGCAGTTGACACTTCGGATACTTTCGAATTAATCGTACTGGTAAGCGATGAGTTAAGGCTGCTGATTGCGTCAGTGCGTGCATTCTTCTCATCTGCGATCGCTTTATCCATCCTGGTTACGTTGCTTGTCACCTTGCTATCGAGCGTGGAAATTGACGCATTAACCCCGCTAATAGCTTCTGCGCGTGCGCTCGCCTCATCTGCGATTGCTTTATCAAGACGGGAAACGCTCGCGTCGGTTTTGCTTTCAAGACTACTGACGCTGGCGTTAACGTTGCTAATAGCTTCTGCGCGTGCGCTCGCCTCATCTGCGATTGCTGTGTCTACCCTTGCTATTTCCGCTTTTGTTTTTGTTTGTCCTTTCCTGTATTTCGCCTCAATAACAGTGCTCATCTTGCTTTGCGCCATTGAGTTATTAATAAGCGCCAGAGATGCGTTTTGCAGACTTGCTTTCGCCTGATCTATCTCGTCGCTGTTTTTATCAACCTCACTTTTAACGCCGCCAAGCGTCGCGCTGATACCTGATATCGCCTGAGCACGTGCGCTTGATTCATCAGCGATAGCTTGATCAAGACGGCTAACACTGGCATTTGTGTTATTTTCAAGCGTTGTTAAATCAGCTTTAACCACTGTTATTGCGTCGCTTCTTGCCTGCGTTTCATCTGATATTGCATTATCGAGGCGCTTAACGCTGGCGTCAGTTTTCTTGTCAAGTGTTGAGATACTTGCGTTCACGTCGCTGATAGCCTGAGTACGCGCACTTGTTTCGTCTGCAATTGCCTGATCAAGACGGTTTACGCTGGCGTCAGTTTTCTTGTCAAGATTGCTTATTGAGGCATTTACACCGTTAATAGCTTCAGCGCGGGCGCTGGCCTCGTCAGCTACTGCGCGTTGCACATTAGAGATCTGACCTTTAAGGTTTGTGTCCATCACATTCATTTCTGCCGTGATGGTTTCCAGTGATTCCGCTGTCGCTTTTTTCTCTTCAGCGATAACGTTGTCAATGCGGTCAATTTCCGCTTTCGTCTCTGTCCTGCCTTTCTTGTACTGAGCGGTAAGAGTTACGCGAGTGTTAGTCTGTGCAAGCGAGTTATTAATAAGAGCAAGTGAGGCGTTTTGCAGACTTGCTTTTGCTTGCGCCAGTTCGCTGCCAACTTTTTCGCTAGACACCTCCAGCGAGTCGATTCTCGACTCATGCTGTCCAATATCATCGGCGTTTTCCTTAACTTTTTTATAAAGATCTTCCGTTTCTTTTTTGAGCGTATCAGTATCAGCTTTTATTGATCCTGTTTCTATGGTTAGGTTGTCAGTTTCAGTCCTTAAATCGTCAGTTATGTTGGTCAGATTATCAGTTGCAGTTTTGAGGTTGTCAGTAGCAGTTTTAAGGTCATTCGTAGCGCTTTCGATAAGATCAGTGCGGTCGCCTAGATCTTTAATGTCACCAACCATTTCTTTAAATTGTTTGGAATTCATTACGTCTTTGGTGACGTAATCGGTAATTTCATCAAAGTTTTCTGTTGGCTTACCTGACGCTTCCACAAAGTCAGACACACCAAAAGCGTTACGCGCGCGCACATAAACGTAATATGTGTGACCTGTATTCATGCCGCCAAACGTCCACTGATGACCACGCCCGGTATATTGTGCTTTAGTGGTTATTGATGCCGGATCAGTGATCTGCGTTTCACCTGAGTAATAAAACTCGTAACTGGTATCAGTGGTGAGCGTTGTTCTGCTGATCGGGTAAACTGTAGCCTGGAATACACCGGGAACCCAATTAACGCCAACTGGGGCCGCTGGTGCGCCAATAACCAGATCGACAATGCTTTCCGCACCCTTCATGCCCGTGTCATTTCTGCCACGAATGCCTAATGAGTAGTTGCCAGCATCAATGCCATAAAAATCATAACTGTAATTCGTGGTTTCGTAGCTTTTAACTACAGCGCCTTCGGCGTTATACACGCGAATCTCAAAGGTCAGGCGACGCGTTGTCGTCTGTGTTTCCCATGTTGCGCGACATTGAACCGTTTCAGATCCAACGTTTAACACCTTCAGATTTTCAATGTTCGGCACGCGGAAGTGATTAAGCGTGTCGTTATTGATCTCGAAGATTGCGCCATTATCGACTACGGCCTGCTTATGTGGATCATGCTGTGCGGCCTCGATGGTGTATACGCTGTTATTTTCTGTTTCTGCTACACTGGTGATTCGACATAAAACGGGTTTTGCTGCGTTGGTTGATACAGCAAAAACAGTGCCGTTACGAATCCACGCCGGGGCGGCTGCAAGGGTGATAATGTTCCCGTTAACTCCGATGATCTGGTGTTTTTTAAATTTACCATCGCTATCAAGTAAGCTGATGGTGTCGCCAGCCGCGATATATTCAGAATCAACCTTGTCGACCGTGATCGCTCTGCCATTGTTCGCCACGATGCGACCGCCTAAACGAGCGCCTGCGCGATTATTATCGAGGATCTCGATTATATCCCCCGGCGTAAAGTGAATGGCGTCACGGGCCATTTTAAATGTGAATTTTGACGGCTCGCGTTTCGCTGTTTCGATCAGCCATTTACCAGCGCGGTGCGCTTGCCCGCGTGAAGTGCAACCGAACGCCTCCAACGTGGTTTCGTTATAACCATCACGGGCGATTAGTTTATCATCTGCGACATATTCTTTTGATTGCTCCCAGCCGTTTTCAGGGTCAGTCCAGGATACGATCACGGCGTTGTAGCATTCTGCGCGTGCGATACTTGAACGAGTAAACGCGCCATCAACGACGTTTGCATTTGTGATGGTGGCGATTGGATCTTGTGGCGCATCAATCATCACGGTAAGACGTTGTCCGTCCCATAACGCGATACCACGGAACATACCTGCGATGTTATCCAGTAAGTCGCGGGCGCTCATTTGCTCCGTAATGTAAGCGTTAAGCGTCATGCGAGGTTCAAGGCCACCATAGCCATCATCAACCAACTGATCGCAGTATTGAGAAAGCACGTACAAAGCGCCATCATCAACATCAATGTAACCAGCATGTCGAGCAAGTCCAAAGCGCTCGTTTTTAACCAGATACCGGAAAAGCCATGCAGGGTTATTGGTATACGCCTTTTTAAACCCACCAAGCCATAAACCTGAATATGTGCGCGTTTCAGGGTTGTAGTTGTCAGGCACATCAACAATCAGGCCGCGAAGGTGATAGGTGCGGGTAGGCGTATCAGTATACTGATCATGGTCAATTACGGCGCCAGCTACAGCGGTATGAGGATAAGACAGATTATCATCTATTATTTCGCTGTAACTACTCCACCGCGTATCATTCCGCAATAGATCGCCGTTGCTGTCTGGTGTTATGCGACGAACGCGAATATCAAACGGTTTTTCATCCGGCGCTTTAATGATGTGAGCTTCCAGGTATTCACCGCTTTGTTTACCAGGGCCAATGTGTATGTCTTTAATCAGCGACCACGTAGAAGATGATGACGGTTTAACATCAACCATCAACATGACGGATGTATTATATTGATTGCCCTTTTCATCTGACTGAACGAGAGCATCAACACCAAGATTCAACCTGACGCGGGTAACGTTTGGATCTGAAACAGTCCTGATTATTGGTGTGTCGTGAGTTACCTTTGCGTTGACAATAACGGTTGACTCAATGGCGTTAAAACCATTAATCGGCGATTGGTCAGCCGTGCCGTTGCGCCAGGCTATACTAATCCCCGGAATTGATGTATTCCCGTTTGCGTCAGTAACAGGAGTGTCATTAAGCATCACGTCATTCAATGGCGCTTTCTGGTTTACCGGACCGTATATCGGCCCTTCGCTGAGAATATCTAAAACACGATAAAACTGTTTGTGATACAGGTTATCGTTCAATAATGTTGGTGTTTTGGCTTTGCCGCCGCCGCTACTCATGGTTTTTCTCCTGTTAACTTACAACGTCTAAGGCGTCTCTATTGTTGCTTGTGTCTATGCCTAACGATCCGACGTTTGAACCTATTTTCATTTCACCTAATAGTATTGGCACTGGTCTACCCTGGCCCACCTTGTTTTCAATGCTGGTGTAGGTGTTGTTCGTTATGGTGTTATCTTGTGCGCTTTCTGCCGATGTTTTTATCTTCATGTTGCGGGACATAAAGATTGAGAACGCAACGCTAACCACCGAAACACCAATCAGGATCCAGCCTACAACACCAATCCCAGCAATACCGCCTTCAACTACTGGCGCAATAATGACGGTAGTTCCGTCAGGGTATTTACTATTAACCGCTGCCGGGGCCGTCTTTTCGTTATAATCTTTCCCGGCAATCCGTAACCGCAAAGGTGTATTTAAAAAAGCCTTCTTGAATTCCTGATTCTGCGCGGTCAATAAGCGAAGCCCTTGCGCTGGCGTTTCAACGTTTAAACACACTTTGCTGTAATATCTTCGAAGATTGCCCGTAAATCTAAATTTGAGCATTTATCAGATCTCCATATTGAATGCGTTTGTCGAACATAAGCGGGCCGCATTTGCTCGCGGCGGCTTAACAGTCCGGCATTGTCATGATGCAAAACAGTGTTATCGCCCAGGTAAATCATCGCGTGGCATGGGTCAGCGCCTTTGAACGGCTGCCTGATTATTACGTCACCTGGCTGGATGCTTTGCGCATCAACCTGATAAAACCCGTTTCGCGGCAAGTTTTTTAAATACAGGTTTTCACCGCGAAGCCACCAGCCATCAAGGCGCTCGAAGTCCGGTAGATCCACGCCACAAAGGTGATATGCGTCGCGGAAAAGCGCGTAGCAGTCTGTTTTCCCGTGCTCAAATTTTCGGCCTAACAGGTGCGCTACCGGGCGGAATTTTCTAACCCTGCCACCGGAGCATAAAAGCCACGGGAGGCCGGAAATAACCTGTTGTTGTCGATCCAGCGCAGACAATACCGGAATATCATCAACGTGAGAGTGAAAAACGGCGGTTATAACGCCTAATTCGTCAGCTTTGATGTAATCGTCCGGCGAAATTTTGAAGCTGTTGTATGGCGTTTCAGATACGTTAGCGCACGGGTAAAAATATTCGTTATTTATCACCAGGCCGCAAACTTCCTCACGCGGGTGAGCTGCGGCGTAGCGAACCATTTTGTCTTCAAGTGCCATAATTAGCCCACCTTACTTGAACCGGGGAAACAGGAAATTGGTAACGGATTTGGACGCGGGAAACGTAAACGACAACCGCTCAGACGGTGGCTACATCTGTCGGCTTTAGGATCGCTTGTCGGCTCGTCTTTATCGTTTGCTACTGGTCCGCCAGCGTACATACACCCGTCGCCTCTGTATTGCCACTGGCAAACGTCAGCAAGGATGGTGCGCCCAGGGATGACAGCTTTATCTGCATCAATTGGCGTTGACAGTTCATACTGCACCTGATCCGCTGTTTCTTCGCTCATTGCTTCAACGACGTAAAAAGATACAGCCTCAATAGATGGATCTGCGTCTGGATTACCGTTAGGGAAGTTAACGGCGTCAAGATATTTCACCTCCACCTGGCGGCGCGTAACCTTCATTCCTCTAAGGTCGTTAAAATCGTTGTTCATCCCCGTAATGAGTCCGCCGATATTGGCTACAACCATTTGAGGCCGTGAATAAACACCCTCATTTTTCATTTCGAAGCCCGTCGCCTCGATCGGGTAGCTGTTGTAAGCTACTCCCTTCCAGATAACCTGGCCGTAATAGCCGTTCGCGCCGGAATGGAAGCGGATAACCTCGCCTCCCAGGGGAGTAAGGTCCAGTTCAAATAAGTCAATGACCGCGCCAACTCCGGCATCGACGGAATCAATAATCATCTCTCTCGGAATATTGCGCATTTTCTCACCTTGTCATTTTGTGATCTGCGTCACGCTAAATCATACCAAAATGGATTGATCGTTGTTTTACAATATGTATATTTTACTCAAACGAAGGGGAAGTTAACAAAATGGCGCGGAGGTGCGTTATGACTGAAAAGCTATGGAAGTTGACGGTATTCATGACAGACGGTAGGGAAAAGGTTATCGCCCTGTATGACGACGAGGGGGAAGCATTGGTTGACGCGCTTTTACTTGCTGAGGATGACCGCCTTTTGGGATACCAGATCGAACCTGTCAAATATGAGGCTAACAAAAATGAAAAAATACAGTCTTGATGTGTGGTTAAGTGGTAGCAAGGAGTGTTTCGGATTATTTGATAGCGAAGAAGTAGCCCTGGAAGAAGGCAGGATTCTTGAATGTAGTTTAGGCCATCCAGTGAAATATACTGCTAATCCGGTACAGATAGTTGATGAGGTGGAAGATATGAACCCGAAAGATATTAATGTTAACTTCAATGTTAATTTTGCAGACTCTATGGATCAGTCTTGCCCTGGTGAAATACACGCAAAAGGTTTCCCGGCTGACGATCCAGAAGCAAAACGCGAATACGAAAAAGCTGCGAAAGATTTCTGTATCGATAACCTTTCAGCATTCGATAAATAAGGCGGCAACATGGGGCGGCGCAATCACGGTGATTATGTGTACACGTTGAAACAGGCCGCCCGCCTCATCGGTTATCATGAACACGAATTTATTGATTTGCTGATTGAGCGCGGGATACTGTACCAGGTCTGCTTAACGCTGTACCCTAAAGCGAAATACCTACAGGAAAAGTTATTTATCATCATGACGGATGAAAACCAGGTTAATCACTCATTCGTCACTGATAAGGGATTGACATATTTGAAGGGGGCGTTATGAGATGTGCGAACATTACGTTCTGGAAATGATCATTATCATTATTGGATTGTCATGCATTCTGCTATCGACACTATAAACCCCGCCGTGGCGGGGTGTTTTTTTTAATCGTAGGATAGAAATGCTACTTCTTTGCCATCCCAAGTCGTACAGCCGATATATCCATCACCCATATCATGAAGATACCACGTCTCACCGTTATCAGCCCGGACAGTAAGATCATTAATTTCATAGTCGGCGAACAATGTAAAAGCGCCAGTGCGCTCCACTACACAAAAATAAGGCATATCCCCTCCCTAATTAATAACTTGCTCAAACGTTGCGTTTAGCGTGTATACAGGCCCGTCCTTTGTCATACTCCAGCTACGGCAAACAAAAAGCCTTTGCACGCCATCCATAGACGGCGACCAGTAAAAAGCCTCGCTAGCGCCGCGCGCCCTCAAGAATGCTTCTGCCTGGATCGCCACGTTCCCACCATCACCGCATCCTGCGCTACTGCCTTTAAAAACCAGGGTGTAGCTATCAAGCAATGTGTTGATCCCTTTCGCCTGGCGCTGTTCATACCCATCACCAAGTTTAATGACAGATACGTTTGGCTCCCTGGTCACGCTGTAGCTTCTTTGCGGCGTCCATCTGAAAGCTTCCGGCATAAAACCCCCATAAGTTACATTTTGTATATATCTTTACGCGCTTCTACGCGAAAATGAGATCTTCAGTACAATGATTATAGCTAGTTTACAAAATGGCTTCACATAGTTCGCAACAAGATGTATACAGAAAGCAAGAAGAAAAGCAGTACCAACGAAGGAGGCCCAAAATGAAACGCTATGTAGTGGTAATGCTAAACAACGCATTCGAACAAGTGGAAATAGCAATCGTTAAGGGTTTCGACGACGCATTCAAATACGGTCAATTCATGATGAATGCAAAAGAAGATGAATACCGGGACTTCTTCCTGAAGGCACTTAACTAAGGATGATGGGGTGAGTTATGAAACTGGTAGCGATTGACAAAAATCTGAAAGCACAGAAAAACGCGCCGGGGCATGCAGTCAAAAAAGCAAAGGAACTTTTGAACGCGTTTTTAAACAAGAATGCGTCACCCAAAAAATTGAAAGACGGTTACGGCTACGCCTTCCGCGCCAATTTAGACTGGCGAGTCTATAGCCAGGATCTGAAGGAGTGGGTGATTGTTGAACACCATAAATTCAATGAATTGTCTGGCGTTCGCGGTTGCCATAAGTGAGGTGGGTATGGAGGACGATAAATTCACCTGGAGGGAGATCTGGAATATTTGGTTGGTAATGTTTTCTCGCAGCTATATAGCAAGAAACGAAAGATTGTAATTTGCGGAGGAAAATAAAATGAAAAACCCGGCAAATAAAAGCAATGTAAAACGTATGGCATGGGTGCTAAAATGGATGGATAGTAAAGGTGATACATATACATGCCCATTTTTTAGGTATACTGACGCGGTATTTGCCAGAAGTGTACACGGAGGGAAAATTGAAAGAGGGTATACAAGATTTGAGTAAATTTATTCACTAAAATTAATAACATAATGAAGGTTTATAATGATTATTCATGAGACTGAAGAATGCAGAAGGATTGATCTTAGTGTTGAAGATGATGGAAGATTATGGAACGTTAGCGACTGCGAGATGATTGTAATAGACAAAAAGCAAGCTGACGAACTGATAAGCGCATTACAGCTTTATGCAAACGGCGAATTTAAAAATGATGAAATTGAATAAAGATAGCCCCGGCATTGTGCCGGGGTTTTGTTTATTTGCGGCGAGGTTGCAATATTCCGCCTGGTCGTTGTGATTCCCTTGTTATCATTTTCATTGCTACACGTTCCATTGTCTGCTCAAGTCTGCGGCTGTCCTCGTCGCTAAATCCGTTTGTGGTCTGAATGTTGATATTGACAGGCATACTAATGCCACCGCCAATGTCACGACCAGGAATAACCCTGCCATTCTCGCCAGGGATCATATATTGATTTCCGTTAGATGTCTGGAATAGCTCCGGCCTGTTGTGTTCCCCTACACGGTACATATTGCCACCAATGACGCTACCACCATTAAAGCGACCGCCGCCAAAAATTGACGTAGCCAGCGACATGATCGCAGTGAGTGCCGCAGAACCAGCCGCCGCCCATGCGCCGCCAGTTGACGCCGCTGTTGCCGCCGCCGCCGGGGCCGCCGCCGCAGCAATCTGGCCTTGCGCCGCTACCGCGCCCGCCGTGGTACTTGCCTGAGTCGCTTTGCTTTGCGTTTCCATCATGATCTGATCTGCTATCCAGTTTGCAGCTATGTCTGAAAGCCTGTTACCGATATTCCCGAGGATATTGCTGCCTAAGTTAGCAAAAACATCACTCAATGATTGAGTACCATTTAACAGGCCAACAAGTGCATTGCTCATACCACCTTTAAGGCCATTAACGCAATCACCGATAAGGCTGTTTGTGTCGCTTTGCGCCTGCCATTGCTCCCACTTCAGATCGCGGATCTGTTGCTCATAGGCTAACAGTTCCTGTTTCTGTTGCGCTTCCGTCACGCCCAGGTCGATAAGCATTTGCTTACGGACGGCCCATTCATTTTGAACCTGCTGAATAGGGTCTACTTCGCCCTTTAGCTGATCCATCGGGCTTACTATTTGCTCCCATTTGTCGCGCAATTCCTCTACCGGAATTTGTGCTAATTCTTCCTTTAGTTCCTTACCTATCCCTTTTTGCGCGGCGCGGTACTCAAGGAGAGTGATTTTACCCTGGGCGAATGCAGCATCAATGGCCTTGCCGCTCTCTAACGCTTTGCGCATAGCGGCGGCGTCTTTGTTGTACTGGTCAGAAACGCTTATACCTTTATCGCCAAGACGATCAGCTTCAGATTTCTTCTCTTTTTTCTGTTTTTTCGGTTTGTCTACTGGCTTTTCGAATCCGGTAATCGCTCCGTCATTGGCGGCATTCTGTTCATTTTTCCTTGCTTCTTCTGTAGCCTGGATTGCTGCGGTCAGATCATCCTGTAGTTGCATGACCTTGCCAACGGTCTTACCGTATTTCTTCTCGTAGTTGCTGTTATATTCGTCGGTTTGCTCTCCTACGACCTCCTTCATCCATTTGTAGGCATCCATTAGTGCCTTGATTGGCGTCACCATTGCGATGATCTTCTCGGCTACCTCGCCAGCCTTGATTCTGACATCTTCAAACATGTCGATGAATTCGCCACCAGCCGTCTTCAGGGTGTTAAAGCAGGTTTTAGCGAAATCAGCGCCTTCACCTAAAGCCTTAACACCTTTCGTTACAAGATCGATACCAGCAACAACCGTATCGGATACACCGAAAAGATCATCCAATTGCTCAACAAGTCCCATAACCTCGACTTTAAGCTCATTCAGGGCCATGCCGGATGTGCGCGGCAACTGCGCAAACTTCTCGTTTGTTTCCTGCGTAGCCGCCTGGATTGCGTTAACCATCCTTTCTGCCGTGATCTTACCGTCCAGCATTTCGGCGCGGAATTGGCCCATTGATAACCCCATCTGGCGTGCCATTGTCTGTACGATGGTCGGGGTGTTTTCTAACAGGCTGTTGAATTCTTCAGCACGCAACACGCCACCGTCGATAGACTGACGGAATTGACGCATTGAGTTTGACATCTGCTCAGCTGACGCGCCGCCCAACGCCCCCATTTTCTGAATCGTACCTACCAGGTTAAGCAATTGCCCTTCAGTGGCGGACGTGTTCTTCAGTGAGATAGCTAAGCCTTGCCACAGATCCCCGGTATCCTTCATGCTTTGGCCTGTTTCTTTTGATATTGCTTTTAGGCCATCAAAAACCCGTCCGGCGGACTCCGCATCGCCCGTAAGCATTTTGATTTTTACGCGAAGCATTTTTGCTTGCTCCGCCATATCCATGAATTGACGCACGGCCTCCGCAGCAATTAGCAAATGGATAACCCTGGTCAGTGCCTTGATGGATGTTTTCAGGGTGTTTACCTGGCGGTCAGCCTGTTTTGCGCCGCGCTCTATACGCCCAAAGGCCTGGTCTGCCTGTCGTTGTGCAACGAGAAGTTGACTAGTTTTCGCATCAACTTCGTAATAAATTGTACCTACACTGGTATCCATGATTTAACCTCATGCAAAAATGTGATCTGTGTATCTATTTTATACAAAATGGCTTTACTTCAACGACTCCATTTTGTATAAGGAAGCTAAAGGGAATGGTCAGTAAATCAAGTTAGCGTGGTGGGTTATGAAACGGTTAGCAAAAGTGGCAATGATTGCGGCGGTATTGGGTCTGGTTGGTTGCAATGAGGATAATGAAAAAGCGCCTATAGTGACCAATCAAGAGCAACAAGCATTAGCAGAGAAAAATGCTAAATGGCTTGCAGAACAACAAGCAAAACAAGCCGCATATGAGGCACAGTTAGCAAAAGAAAAAGCTGGTAAACAGTGGCTTGTGGTCGAAAGAAAAGATGATATGCAGGACACAAAAAACGTGTTCCTTTTCGTGAAAGCAGAACATTTCAGCGGAAGTCTTGATGCTTTCCCTACACTGAAAGCACGGGATGAAAACAAACCTGTATTAACAATAGCTTGCCAGGGTAATAAAACAAAAATGTTCGTAGCATGGTCAAACCATGTAACTGACGCTGGGGACACTACTTATATTAACTACCGGATCGGCGATCACAAAGCTGTAGCTACTGAATGGAGTCGGTCAACTAACTATAAAGCTCTTGGATTATGGAACGGCAAAAAAGCCATCCCAATGATTAAAAAACTGGTTAACGAAAAACAATTTATCATTGAAGCAGTGCCGGAAGCTGGCGACATTGAGAAAGCAGTGTTTAACATTGATGGTCTTTATAACCACATCGACAAAGTGAAAAACGCTTGCAACTGGAATTAAGGGTGAAACATGAAACGCGATGAATGGATGAGAAAATGGGAACATAAACAAGTAGCATATAATCGCAAGATGAACCGCGAATTTGACTTCGGTGTCGCAGAGCGTGATTGTGGGTATAAAGGAAATCTAAATGGTGCATATGTTCAACATGTTGGCGATAAACAGTATTATTACATTGTCAACTTCAACCATGTATTGCACGCAGATCTGGTTGTTATTGATGGGAAAACAAAAATAGTAGCGAATAAACGCATTAATAAGAACGCAGCAATCAATATATTAACAGTGATTCGCACCCAGATGAATGTGCTTTACGAAAAAATAGCATAAGCGAACTTAACAAAAACGCCCGGATCTACCGGGCTTTTTCTTGCTCGCGATTTTTCATTCTTTTTAGTATCTCCATAGCACCATTCATTCCATCGTCATAAGCCTTTTTATCCAGCAATACATTTGGGCGTTTTTGTTTGTTTCTTGCTTCTGGCGGCGTTTTAGCGCGTACAGCGGCCCTATATCCGGTCATTGTCATATTCCACGCTTCTGATTCAGATAATCCCAGGTGAGCTACGGCAGAATAAACGAATTCCAGCACGTTAAAAGTCGGCTTATATTCCCCTTCCCGGATCTCTCCGGCGTCTTCTTCTGGCCCGTCACCAATTAAACCGTGGTACATGCAATGTTGCGCCAGCGTGATAACATCACTTGTAGGCATCAGTCCGGGTTTTAGTCTCAATTTACCAGAAGGAGTAAACCTACATTTGCCCAATAACTGGCCTGTTTCGTCGTCTGAGCAACATTTCAGGATGCGCATTGACGTTTGCACTATCTCACCATAACACCGTGCCATAATGCGATTGCGGAGGTCTGGATCTGTAGGTAATCGTGAAGGGTATTTGCTGCCGTGGATAAGTGCGAAATATTCGACAAGCTCACTATCGTTGCCGATTTTAGCCATCGCAGCAAAGCAAGGATTAAACTCATAGCGCTTACCGTTCACCACAGCCGCAAATTGCCCTGTACGAACATGGATCATAGTATTCACCTTAAAAGAAAAGGGGCCAAATGGCCCCGATTGTTAATATTGGCTGTTATGCTGGCGGAACGTCGCCTACCGTTACCTTGCCAGCGCTTTCGCACTCAATAGACCAGGTGGAAACATCATCATGCGGATCTTCTTCTTTAAAGGAAGTGCAAAGGAATGGGCCTTCAGTTACGTCTACAGGAGAAACGATCTTCAGCCATACATAAGGTTGTGATCCGGTGGTTTCACCTGGCGTAATTACGTGGCGTTTCAGCGCTTTCTGATTATGGATTTCTTCAGTGCGGGACACACCGTCGCCGGAGAAAGAAACGGATTTGTAAGTAACCATTGATTCTTTCGTGTAATCGGCTGATTTATCGGCGGTGGCGTCAGCGGTTTCCCATTCAACGGAAAGTGTTTTACCACGCATCATGCCTAACGCTTTGTACGCTCCAGTTTCCGGCTTCGCATTTGGACAAGCGATAGCGAAGAATACAGCAACGTCACGGCCTGTAAACGTGCCTTTTTCGCAAGTCTGAGACATGTTAATTTACCTCTTATCTTGATATGATGGTTTGAAAGGCTACGGTAAAAATAAAGCGCCCTTCTCTTGTCTGTATTGCAGGAATAGCGCCAACTGGCTTCATGTGTGTAATTTTATCAGTTTTATATTCTGTTAACATACTTTGACGGATGGCATCGGCAAGGTCTTCCACCTCACTGATATTTGCATCATTACGCGCTGAAATAACCAGGATGCGGAAATAATCACGGGTTATTGCTTCCTCACCAGCCGCGCCGCCGTTTTGCTGGATCACGATGTATCTGTCATTATTCGAATTACTTCGCTCATTCCAGAAACGGGCCTGCAAAATATAGCCTTCATCGTATCCGTGGGATTGAATCCAATCCCTTATTTCGTCGTAAACTTCGCTGCGTTTCATACTTTGTAACCTTCTACAATTTCTTTATAAATATCATCGGCGTGGTTAGGATCTTCGAATGCCTTACGCAAGAATCCAGGCTCCGCATTTGGATCCCAATAATTACCCTTTCCAGTACCACCACCAAAACTAATTACCTGTTTCGGTCCGAAATCTGAAAGGTTATTCGTTTTGCCGAAATCTTCGCGCGGCTGGCCTTTTAATGTACCCGGCATATTGTGCACCCATTCAGCGTAGCGGGCCGTATATCCCAGGCGTAATTGCATACCGTCCGCCGTGTTCCCTATGTACTGGAACTGACTGTTAATTAAGAAGCCCGTATCGACTGGCGTCATATTAGCCGCGAAGCCACCAGCCAGCATACCGACGCGCCATAAAACTTCGTGCGTCTTTTTATCGGTGATTTCCTTTAGCTCCTGCTTTAATCTCTCACGGACGCGTTTAACCCCCTTGATAGGCATGATTAACCCCCTGTCACGATCTTATAATCCGGCGTGTCGTTAAACATGCTCATATCCCATTCAACGATCCCGGTAATAACGTTGGCCCCAGCCACCAGCGGGTCGGAAATATTAGTGGTGTCGCCAGTGGCAATCATCCAGCCGTTTTTCGGGCGCTGCACTGGCTGCATATTATGAAGCAGTTCGGTAAATACGGTTATTGTATTGCTAACCTCATTACCGTTTGTGTCTGTTGCAGTGCCGTCGGTGCGCTCCCATGCGCAGTTAATCAGGTATGGTGCGCCGTATACGTCGGCGTTTGTCCAGTCGTCATGCGTTACGGGGTAGATGGTGGCTAATGCCTTGTAACTGAATCGCGCAATCTTACTCATAGCCGTAACTCCAGCTAATGACCTTTGGATGAGTTTTCGCCACGCGCGGGCAAAGAATCACCCATTCACCAGCATCATTGAGATATGCCGCCACCTGTCGCCCGGTGTCAGTCTTCACCCATACGCGGGTAAACGGCTTCGGCATTAGTGGCTTCGGTAGTGTTAGGTCGTTCCACATTGTTACATCCTCCTACTCTTACCGATCCATAGTCCGGCGTGCGCGGTGGCTTCGGGATCTGCCGGGATTAGTTCGGCTGTGCAATTATGTTTGTCAATTGAACGAAGCAACGAGCAAGCTGCCTTCCATCTTTTATTAAAATCGACATAGCGGTAGGACTGGATCGCACCGTTCGGCCCAGTCTGCGAGGAAATGTATTTATCAGCCTGGCTGAGTCCTAACAGGCCAATGAGATAAAGCTGAATCAATGTTGCAGTGGAGGACGGATAATTGGCATCAAGGCATTCATTAACGCTATTTGCCTGCTCCACCAGCAAAGATAAAACCACGTCTGGTATTTCAATCCCCTGGCTTTCGAGATATTCCCGCGCCTGTTGTGTGGTAACCATTTTGTTTTCTCCACATACAAAAAAAATCCCCGGCATTGCGCCGGGGAGCTACAGAAACACATCAATCAGGTATTGCTGCCGTAGACCACTCCTGAACGACCTTCCATGTCACGGGTGATTTGCAGACCCTCAGCGGACATGATGCGGAAGTTGTAGTTATCAGTCGGCATCATGCGCGGTAACGGTACAACACCAGTAGTCATACCAACCAGCGGGGTAATTACGCTACGGCTGCGCTGATAAGCAATGAACTCGTTGCCGGACAATGCATAGCTCTGGCGAATCTCACCAACCGGAGCGAACGGCATAATGACGCTCAGCACGCTACCGACTACAGCACCATTGACGATGTGCGGACGGGCCAGGTTAGCCATGATCTCAGGCGATACCCACATGACGTCGTATTTAGCTACGAAGTTGGCGCGAGCCAGCTTGCCGAACTCACCAACGGTGAAGAAGTCAATGATCTTGTCGAAAACCGCAGTAGTCAGGTCGACTTTTGCGACGGTTTTTAGTTTAAGCTGCTGGGTGCTTTTGTGGTTTTTAATACCCATAGCTTTATGACCATCAACCACGATGCGATCGTTACCATTCAGGTAGAACTGGACGCGTGCTTTGTTGAATTTTTTCAGTTTCAGGCGCTGACTATCCAGGGCAAGGTCGATGCCTACAGTATTCAAGCCCTGAGCGAGACGCCAGTTAACACCGTAACCAGCCGCGAACATCGGGATCGGGTCGCCATCGCTATCGTATTCGGTGTGATCAAAGCCGTGTGGCGCTTGACCATCCATAGACATCACAACTTCATCATTGATGTCACCGGATACGTTGTACATTTTCAGCGTTTTACCGACTGGCAGTACGGTTTGCACACCCATCAGGTCGTTTACGATCTCAATACCGATTTCTTCGGTGTTCAGTTCGATAATCTGGTTATCGATTTCTTTCCAGAATTCTTTTGCGAAGCCGCCGACGGCGTTACAGGTCAACATTTCAGCGGTCATATTTGCCTGATTTGCTGCAATCATGGCGTTGTGCTGCTCGTTGAAGATATTGCGTTGCGCCCACAGTTCTTTCCAATGGCCCTGCATACGGGCGTTGGTGGCAAGGTTTTCTTTTGTAAAGTACATGTTTTTCCCCTTTTAAATTAAGCAACGCGAACGCGGATAAAATCTTCCGCCTCCAGGGTTACGTCTTCCTGGCAGTATGCGATGATCGGATCTGGCACTGCCTGTTCACTTGGCGCAACAAACAGTTTCACCCCGTCGGCTGCGAGAGCAATAGCTGCACCCTTAACATAAGCGGCTGCAGGAACAAGGAGAGCAAACTCTCGGCCCTGTTCCACATAATCAGCAACAACAGTTTCATTTGCAGCGATTGCATCAGTAATGGTTTTGCCTTCGTGGAATGCCGGGTTGACGATGTACAACTGAGCTGCACCGACATCAGCACTGGTTGCTTTTGCAAACTTACCTCCGTCCAGTTTTACCAGTTCACCTGGTTTTACTGCGACCTTAGCAGTGTAGGTTTCGGTAATGGATTTACCATCAATATTTACACGACGAAAACGAGACATTGTGATCCCCTTTTAATTAGAAATAGGTGTTAAAGTCTGGTACTTCGCCTTTTTTACCTTCGCTTGCTGCGTTGGTTGCCATCGGCGCGGCTTTGCCCAGGGATTTAAACATTGCTTCTAACGCTTCACCGCTTAATGCGTTAGCAACAATTTCGCCGTGTACTTTTGCTACTGCGGCGCGTTTTTCTGCTTCTTCTTTATTTGCGTTTGCTGCGATCTCTTCTTTAATCGCTTTCTGATTGGTCTGTAATTCTTCAACGCTTGCCTGTACTGGTTTTAATGCCTCTGCTACTGCATTAGCGATATTGGCGGATAAGCCTTCGTTAATTTCTTTTACCAGTTCGGCGCGTTCTTCTTTGGTCAAAGGCATGGGATCGTCCTCCGATTTATTGGCCTTAATTTTTTCATTCAGGGAGAAAAGATTAGACAGGTGTTCAGCGAACTGAGCGAACCATGATTTACTTTCCTCATTGGTTGCAAGCTCGCCATTATTGAGAATAATTTTATCAGCCTGTTTTTCATATGCGCAAACTTGAGCACTTTCGGTATTAGTGGCAATCGTCACTTCTTTATCAGTGAAGTCCACAACATACACGTAATCGGCATCAGGAAATAATTCACGCGCCGCGTCGGTTAATTGTTTCTCAAGCGTACGGTAACTGTTTTCTTTCATTGCCACCGCCATTAACGGTTTCGCCTGGTCAGTATTAACCATCAACCCTACACCCTGTTCAGGTGATGCGGCTGGCGGCTCATGCAGCAAAATAGCGTCATGGTCGATCGACATAATTTTTACTACATGGTCAGCGCCCTGGGCTTTCATCTCTTCAGTAGCTGGCATACGTTGACGGTATACAGCGACGGACGACCAGATAGGATCTTTGCTTTCTCCTTTCTCCAGTGATTCCAGTCGGCTTAATAATTCGCGGCCTTGTTCTGAATGGCTGGCTGTTTCAATATCCACCCATTTTTCCACATAAACACGATTGCCGCGTAATTCAACGTTTCTGTTCCACGCTCCACAAAAACCCGTGTTTAATCCTTCCGGGCTAAATGCGGAAACAAATTTACCGTCAACGGTAGGATGGCCCAGCGGGGCAAGTGTACCCTCCAGTGACTGGTAATTAGCGATAATTTCAGCTTCCGGGTAATATTCCCGGTTCATTACGATGTTAAAGGGTAACGTGTAGGACGGAACAACAATATGCTCCCGCCCGTTATACGTTTCACGGCGGATTGTATTAGCGGTTAATTTGGTATTAACCTGAATCAATTCTTTACTCACGGTTTTTACTCCCAATCTTCGCCATATTTAGCGTACGCAACTTTATAGTTTTCTTGCGCCCGATCTAATATTCGTTCGTTTAATATGTTACCGTCTTCGTCAACTAATACGGTAATCGTGCTACATTTGCAGTTAATTGAATTTGGGGTTCTGCTCCACCATTCGCGCTGCTCATCTATGGTGTATATTTTCCCGTGCCGCTGCGCGTGCGATAGCCTGGTAGTCGGTGACAATGCCGAAATGTGCATTTGCATAGTGCGCAGATTAAATTCTTCTGTCGCCGCTTCTGCCTCATCCATGCGCGCTGTGCGTAACGCCGTGCATATTTCAGTTCGGGCAATACGTTTGCACCTGTACAGTGGTAATTGCGTTTCCTGATTCAATGTGCGCGCTATTTCCAGTGGATTTAATCCACGTGCCATCCCTTCTGTTAATCGCCGGGCCATATCCTTTTTGATCTGTGCGGTCAGCCCGCGCATTTCCTCAAATACACGGGTACGGACCAGGGCAAGGCGCGTGCGGTAGGTTGTGCTTGATAGTACGGCAGATACATCGGGATAAACGCTTGAGTACGTGACAGACTGGTTAGCAAGGTTGGCGTATTCCTGTGCCGTGCCTCGCTGATACGCGACCTTCACGTATTCCTGCCAGAACCAAAAACTTTCCGGGTCGGTTAGCTCGAATATCTCATCAATCATGTCGCTGGCGTCCTCCAGCATGTCGTGCAATTCATCCATGTAAATCTGGAAGGTATATTTCTTATTAACAGCCAGGCTATATTGTATTTTGTCCAGTATGGCGATATACGGATCCGCAACTTTCTTCAGGCAGGCTTTAAAACGCTTAATAGCTCCCGACCTTAACTTCCCTGTCATGGTCGGGTCTTCGGTGTTAGATGGCATTATCGCGGCTGGAGGTATTCGCCTGATTATTTTCTTCACCTTCATCATCGTCATCCTCTTCCGTTTCTACTTCACTGGCTGGGCCATCGTATCCGGCAGCCTCGCGGATCTCATCGCCGCTAAATATTTCTTCACCAGTAGCCAAACAAGCCTGATTGATTTGCGCCATCTTGTCTGCGGCTTCCAGTAGCTCTGCTTTGGTCATGGCGTTAAGGTCGTCCCATAGCACTGATACATCTACTGGCATACTGATAAGGCGTAGATCTGCCATCTTGCGGAACAGATCTTCAATCTCGCCACCGATTTCCTCCCTGCGGGTCATGCAGCGGCTGTTGAAGTAACGCAGGTCTTCGGTTGATGCGCGTTCTCCCTGCTGGTTCCCAACCAAGATGCGGGTTGGAATATCAACACCAGCGGCGGCGGTTTGCAGGTTTACGTCATAGGTTGATGACGGGTCAGATACGGCAGTAACCAGCGGGCTTACTGTCGCACCCTGTAACGCCATCATTACGTCATTACCCTTATTCATTTCAGCCGTAGCCTCATTGAATCTTTCGCGTAACTCTGTAACGTCGCAATCGTATGTTGCAGCCAGGGAACGGAAGTCAATCTCTTTATCGAACGAAATGGCAAGCTGACGCGCTGCGTTTTTCAGGAATGATTCACCACTACCGCCCTCCACTTTTTCCAGTGATACGAATGCGTTGTAGGAAGGTTCAAGGAAAGCGATGACATCATCAGAATAGTCGCCAAAGATGAATATGCGGTCAGGGTGGATCTTTCTGGCAATGGTCTTACTGTTAATGCGTTCTTTGTATTCCCACCACGTTGGCAGGCCATAGTTTTCATTATCCGGGTTTTCTTCGAAGTCCTTCGGTGTAAGAGCGCCAGCCCACACAGGGGTAAATTTTGCAATGCCTACGCCTTTTGTCACTGGCTGATCCCACGGCTTGTTATCTCTGATATGAATTAACAGACCAGAGTAACGACCAATGAGGCGGCGGCGATCACATTCAGCAACAGTGCGCCAAAATCTGTTGTTAAATTTCTTCTTGATTTCTCTTTCCCACGGTGTTTCCTTTTTCGCTTTCTCGTCTTCAGTTCCTTCAATCATCTTTGGCTTGGTGCGCCAGCAAGTCGTAACAATCTTTTCTACAGCACCGTGAGCGATGCCGCCGCGTCTGTACAGTTTGTATAGATCGTGATACGTGATCTCTTCTTTGAATCCGTATTCGCTCCACGCAGCATCACGTTTGGCATCTATCCCCATAGTGAACGGATGTGCCGCTGCATAGCGGGCATAGGCCGCCTGGCGTTGTGACAAGGCAGCATTAACCGCCAATTCTAAATTGGATGGCATAATGTTTACTCCTGAATACATGTTTACGCGTAGCTACGCGAAAAATAGAAAAACTTGCGGGGGATTGTGGGATGGTTTTTAAAATCCGCGCAGGCGCTTCGGTAACATGAGGCCCATTGCCTGCGGTTGGCTTAATTCAGTGATGCCCCACACCATAGCGTCCATACGGTCAGGGGATTTTTTAGCGGTAGCTGGCACGTATTCCATCATTTGATTTTCCAGCGTGTATAGCTCACCAGTGTGTGCCACCCTTCCTTGTGCATATAGCGCAGATATTGGTTCAGCACGGGCGAACTTACCCTTGCTTGCGTGCACCTTAACAATGCGGCCCTTAAATCCGGCATTGCGTAGTGTGGCCTCTGCCATATCACCACCCTGGTTGGTTTCGATAACCATCGCGTCAGCTTCATGGATGTTATAAGCGTTCATTGATGCTTGCGCCCAGTCGTTAGGTGACATACGGCCTGAATAGTCGCCATCAACAGAATACTGAGCATTCTTGCCACCACCATAAGCGGAACAGGCTACAATCCCTGTTTCGTCTGACTCATCAGATGACGTTGTCGCAGGGTCGATGGCTATCACCGTGCGGATCTTGTCCTGCGTTATCTGCATCCGGTGCGCTGCGGTTATCATGGCTTCAGTCCACAATGCACCCTCTTCGTCGAATTTACGCGGGCGCTGCATGTACTGGGCCTCAAATGACCGCCTGTGTGCTTTCAGTCCGGCTTCATGGGCGTCATTGTGCTTTTTAGGCCACAGCCAGCCGTCTGGCAGGTTGTGAGGAATAGGGATGGCGAACTCGTTTTCAGGATACAAATCCCGGTAGTCAACGCTGTTGTCGATCTTCACTGGCAGGTTAAGGTGATACCACTTTTCACCGCTCCCGCCGCGTAACAGGTAGCCGGACAAATCATCGTAGTGGATGCGCTGCATGATGACGATAACAGGCGTTGTTTGCACTGCCAGACGCGATGCAAGCGTATCGTTATAGTTGGTGTTCACCTGCTTTCTCACCACGTCAGAGTAAGCGTCAGCGGGTTTTAATGGGTCGTCGATGATTAACGCGCCATTAAATCCTGGTTCCATGTACCCTGCACGGAACCCAGTAACCTGACCAAGTGATGACGTTGCATACACGCCGCCACCGTATTCAGTCCACCACATCGATTTTGAGTTGGCATCGTTGCGGATCTTCATGGGCCACATTGCCTGATATTCAGGCGTGCAGATCATGTTCCTTACAGTCGAGGAGTTGAGTAGCGCCAGGTTGTTGGAATAGGAAACGTGAAGGAATCTTGTGCGGGGATTTATTGCGAGGGACCGCGCCATCATATTGATAGTGGCAATCATGGTTTTGCCGTACCCCGGGGGGATGTTAATGATGAGTCGGGTTATCTCACCTTTAATAACGCGTTGCAGTGCGTCGCGGATAGCTAAATGATGGCCTGATAATAACATCTTCGTTCCGTTCGCTTGCTTATAGAAGTAGCGATTGAAAAACAGGCCATCTTTTTCGCATTTGGACTGAATAACTCGTTCTTTGATTGTCAACATAATCACACCTCATCTTCTACTTCCTGGACGATGCGGGCGATCTCTTCTTTCGTTACTTCCACCTGTACTGGCGCCTCCTCCCTATTGCCGACAATCTCCTGTGTGACGCGTTCACCGTATTTACGCGGTTGCAGTTTTGCCAGTAACCATTTACGCGTTTCAATCATCAGTTGATGGCGGCGCAATTGATCTTTATCAGTGTTCTCTGCTGCATCTGCTATATCTATGATCTCATCGGCTAAAACCTCAAAACCGATCTCCTTCGCGCGTACATACATGTCCGAAAACTCCGGCACATCTCTGAACCATTTAAGGATCGTCGAACGCGTTGGCATACCTGGCATCTTCGAAATTTTATTAACGCTATGACCGTCCGCCACTAGTTCACAGATCTCTAATGCCTTTTCTTCGGTATAGCCATGCGGACGGCCCGTCTTTTTGGCTGCTGGCTTTTTATCGTCAGCATTTGCCTTTTTCGTGCGGGCCATAATTCACCTCTCAAAAATTAATGATGATATATACGCAAATCACAATACTTGCGCAGTACGTTAATACTTCCAACCAGTAGAATAATTCTTTCATCTTTTCACCCTTCACATAACAGAAAGCACCCAAGTAATAATGACGATAGTGAAAACCATATAGAAGAAATCTGAGTCTTTCATGTTTTCCATCCTGCTTACGCGAAGAAAACGACAACTAATAACGCGCTTATAGCTATAATTAAGAAATCACTGTCAGACATTGATAATTACCAAGATAATAAATAACGCAACTGTACACACGATCAACATAATATCAATAGCGTTCATTAGCTCACCTATTGAGTCAGTGCGATCATAGTGAGAACAATTGCAACAATCAGGAAAAAGAAATCAAGCCATTTCATTTTTTAAACTCCCGATAAACATCTACGGCAATGACTACAACTACAGCCACCAGCAATAGCATTTCGTATGCGTTCATTGTGGATGCCTTCAGCTTTCAATGAATATCATGATCGCCAGCCATACAGCGACGCAGGCAGAAAGGATAATGAGCGGGTCAATCATCTTACCCCTCCACCAAATACTTGATATATACGTTTATCAGCGCAACTATAATAGAACCCACCAGAAACACAGAGATACCGATTAATCCGGCGATAATGTAATCATCCATAATCAATCCTGCTTAGACATAACCACCAGAAACATGCAAAGAATGAATCCAGCCGCCATACCGCCTATAAACGTTAATATTGATGCAATCATAATCAGCCTCGTTTAAAGCTCATTACACGCTGGACTAACGCATCTTTTTGCTTAGGCTTACGTTTACCTTTCTTCGCTGGCTTTTCTTCTTCCTTCGGCTGTTCTGCCTGTTCCAGCGCCTGATCGACGACTTCTGCCGCCTGCATTGCTGCAACCTGTGCTTCGTTTGATTCTGCTAGGATAGGGAAAAACGCATCGAAGATACGGCCTACCATGTAAGCGTAAGTCTCATTCGCCGGATGGGTAGGATCCGTGGTAGCCACGACGCCTACATCACTTAAAACGTGGAATGTAGTGTGGGCGCATTCATGGACCAGCGTTCCCAACTCATTGTTGAATACTGCGATCACGTAGAAGTTACCACCATTCTCGCCAGTGCAAGTAAGCGTTAATCCTCCAGCCAACTCGAAATCAGGTTCAATCGGAATTCCTGCCTTTTCGCAAAATTCATAGAACATCTCGCGGGTCGGGCAAAAAAAAACGGTTGTATGCTCAAAGAGTGGGATCTTAAATTGAGGCAATTTAATGCCTTTAGCCTTAGCCATCAGAATAATCTCCTATTCTGAAAAATATAACCCCCGCAAAACTCGACACCGCAGGGAGTGAAAACAGTTATAAAACACTGAAAACGGCGCTTCATCAGTACCGTTTCCAGAATTTTATAAAATTGGTGAATGGCGCTTTCTTCTACCCAGGTAGCGCCTGACCTGTTAATGGGACTGTTGATCCGGTATTACGTGTTTTTGACTATTCCGCCGTCGCTCGCGGGAAGGATTGGCCCGGTTATGGCTGGCTGACAGAAACGGCGACACGTCAACGCGCTGCTATTCTTTGCGTAAACACTGAGTTTTGATGTAGTCCTGTAGGCCAGTGATCTGTGCGTCTTTCTCTTTTAGTTGTTCTCTGAGGGATAGATAAGATTGTCTAGCAGTGGCATCAAGCTCGCAGGTGGCTCCATCAATGCGGCTGGCGGTCGCGGCGGGGTCGGACACTCGCACGGGTATTGCGTTGACGCGCAACCGGATAGTACCGTTATCAATGCCAGTGCGCAGATCGGCAATGTCAGATCTGATAGCTTTAATCTCATCGTGATACCTCTTATCAAGTTTTGACAGTTCGGCGTTTCGCTCCTTCATCTGCTGAATAGTGTTACTTGCCGTTTTCAGTGCGCCTTTCGTTACCGTGACTTCTTCCTGTAACCTTGCCGCCTCACCCTGGTAATAACATGTTACGGCGGTCAGTCCGGCAATAATGCAAACAACAGCGGCGATAATTAACGCCTTCACCTTGTCCACGTTTCCCCCCATTCGCAAACGGCATATTCAACCTCGCGGCGGTTTACCAGGCCTTGCCACTTCTTACCGCCAGCGTATACCCAGCGCTTAAGCTGTGCGCACGCTTCTGATTTCTTGCCGTCATTGAGTAGTTTTAATAAGGTTGATGTTTTGAAGTTGGTTGCGCCTACGTTATAGGCGAAGGAATAAAGTGCAGCGCGGGTAAAATCTGATATTTCGACTTTGATATATGGGTCAATCGCTTTTGCGGTCTTGTGTAGATCTTTATTTAACAAAGCATCGCATTCTGATTGCGTGTAAGTCTTCCCAAGCATGATGTCTTTTCCGACGTGTCCATAACATATCGTGTAAACACCGATGACATCTCTGTACGGCTTATACTCAACGCCTTCAAGATCTTTTATCATCATCCCCGCAATAGCGATCGCCCCACCAGCCGCCGCCGCAATAATCTTATTTTTCAGCGATTGGCTAATCATGTTACTTATTCCCCATTCGCGCGTCGTGTTCCTCTTGCGCTCGCTTGTTCTCCTGCGATTTGAAGTAATAATTAACGGCAAATGTGCCTACGGTTGATAAGATACCCACAAAGACGGCAATATCATTGATGGTTATCGCGCCGAAAAAAGCAGTTACGGCCCCAGTCACATACGCACATGCCTCCCGTATTCTGTCGAACATAGATTTACCTCCAACAAAGCAAAAACCCGGCACGGGGCCGGGTAGTTACAGTTTCGCATTGTTAGGTAATATTTTAATCTGTTTGTTTTCGACCCACAAATACGGCTTTAACGATAAGGGCCAAGCAAACGAACAAGCCATTCTTTGTATTTGGCGGCGACGTGTTTCGGTGCAAAATATCCTTGCACTTCCTTACCGCCTCGCCACTCCCTTCTAAATTCGCATTCGTTTTGATCCCCCTTCCCACTTTTACTATCCAGCCAGCAAGCAGGCGAGTAACCTTTTTCACTCCCGAACCGATGCCATATTAATGACAGCAAAATCATTTCTTCCATACTGCCCCCCACAAATACGGCTTTACTGCTTCCTGTATATCAGGCCATTATCAAGCAACATCTGCATATGCCACCGATCCATTCCGCTTGATTCCCAATATTTATTGCCAGCGCTTTGTGTCATCACCTTATCACCTTTAACCAAATAGGCGATATTAAATAACATGTGCAAATAGATACCGTCTTCGATCTCGTTCATAACTCGCCAACCTTAAACAGTACGCCGTTATCAACGCCGTGCTTAATGTCTTCCCTTGTTGTTTTGAAGAATGGCTCTGCATATTCCCCACCATCGAAGCTGATTGTTACAGTATCGCCGTCCACCATGTAAAAAACGTTCTCCATCAGGTTTACACCATAGATACCGTCTTCAATCATTTCTTGCGCTCCTTAATAGCTCGCTTGATCTGCACTACCGTAGCATCAAAGAAAGCGAGAAACATCACTACAGGCCATAAAGGAATCTCAAGGCCACCAGGTTCAGCGCCGCTATACTTAATAAAACATGACATCAGGATCGCGCCAGCGATATAAAGCAAAACAATCACAGCAATAAGGCATTCAATCATAATCATCCTCATCATCTTCATGTTCAGCCAGGAACTCATCAACTACGCGGGAAGTCACTGGCGGGATGTATTCGAAATCATCAGAATCAAGATCAAGCGTCCTGCTGTCGCCGTCGTCGTCAAGCGTATTCATCCCTAATTCACCGAAAGATCCATACCCAATATGGCCCAGGTATTCGCATCCAGTAGTAAAGCCAGGGTATTCGCCTTTACACCTGATCTTGTATAGCTTACTTAATGCGCTCAATGTCAATTCCCCCTGTTACACCTTCAGTCATTTTGTATTCCGCAAACAGTTCAGCACCAAGCAATTCAACATCAGTATCACCCATTCCAGGGAACGCCAGATAAGCAAAAATAAGGCTTTTAATTCTATTCAGGTCTTCAAGATGGTCTGCATTAAAAGGCGGTTCAGTTACATGGAAGCATTTAACGTGCGCGTCGTCTTCAGTGGCTACACGGAAACATGCGCCAGGTTGTCCGGCGAATTGCCCTAATGTTTCCTTGCTCGGTAAAGTGCCACGAAAAACTTTAACGCTGATAAATTTGTACATTGCTTATTCTCCTTAGTAATAAATTAAAATTCAGCACCAGGTAAGCTACGCGCTTTATTTATAACATCTTGTTTTAACAATAATAGTGAGTGATAATGCATGTTAAACATGCTGCAAAGTGGCGTTTCACTATTTTCTGACTTAATTTTGAATAACTGGTTTGCAGTAAAAATCATGTCGTCGTCTGTTATGTATAACCAGTCTCCGCGCTTCCCAACTACAACATGAGATTTTCCCCAACTGTCTTTAAATTCATAATCGCAGAAGGCATCACCTTTAGGCACTTCAACAAAACAGCACGCAATGAATTTATCGCTTTTCATGATTAAACCCTTCTGGCTTGATGGGGTCATTTGCCCCACTGGTTCGCATATCTTCCGTGAAAGTAACATTAATCAGAAAACACCTTTATAATCGACAGTGTATTTTGCTACTAATTTCCATTCACAATAGTTTTCCATGTCGCGCGGTTGCCAGCCTTTCATGCCTACCGCACTCCGCGCACCGTGACGACGATAATCATCGTTATAGTCAGCTATGCACCACGGCTGAAGTACAAACATATAATTGGCCTCGTTAACCAGGATCGCCATCTGCTTTCCTGTTGCCTTATCTTTCGCCCGGAAATAACTTACCCTGATTTTCATTTTTAATTACCTCAATCAACATTTCTTCTTCCAGGTTAGCCGGACGTTTACGAAATATCCCGGCAAAAACCAGATCGTCGAGTAGGTCTTTACGCTTAAATAACCACTCCTTCATTACCATCCCGTCGTCGCTGCGATATACAACGCCGTTTTTCAAAAAATAAAAAGTGTGGGTATTCGTCTGAAGGTATAGATCTTCGTAAACGTCCATGATATTAACCCTCGACCACTTGCAGCCCGCGCCCCTTGTCGCCAACGAAGTCACCCAGGCTGAACGTATACGACCACGCCGGATTGATGTAATGATCATCAGCGCCAGCGGCGATTAAATCAGCACCGTTAATCATGCAAGTGACATCATCGCTATGAACGACATTAACGACCTTACCAACAACCTGTTTCAATGACGGATAACCGTGATCGTGCAAGAATTTGACTTTCATCTTTACCCCTTATAAGTAACAGCATCAGAGATCAACAACACCGCCAACATCTCACCGTCATGTAACGGATCTGGAATACCAAAAAATATATCGCTTTTACTGTCAGGCACTACTACGCGCATATTGCCTTGTTTATCTTCATGTACGAACCACGGCTTTTCGTGTGGCTCAAACATTCCAAAAAGCAATTTAAGATCTATCTCTTCACCCTTCGTGAATAACGATACGTCCGTTGTAGCGATAACTAACGCTTTCTGATCTGCTGTTTTCTTTGTTCTCATTCTTCTGTCCTCCAGCGCTCAATGCTGATTAAAAAGTCCCGGATAGCGTGGCGCTCGTAGCGCGTTGGTTTACGCTTGCGGTATATTTTGAAATCGAACCATTCTTTTTCCTGCTCGAAATCCAGATCGTAAGCAAGCGCCTCAATGTATCCGCATTCGTGATACTGGTATGCAACGCCAGCACGAACAAAAAAGCGGGTTTTATCCCGCTTGTGTTCATAGATACACATATTTGCCCCACTATGCAGTCGTGTAACTATCTACCAGCTTTTCATCCTTCATTCTGGCAAGCTGGGAGATATTCATCGTGTAGCCTTTATCAGAGAAAAGCCACTCCGCAGCCTTGCGACGAAAAGTAATATCATCATGGTTGCGCGTCCATGTGGCGATCACCACGCGCTTTCCGTCAGTGGCAAACATAGATAATTCGTTATCAACCACGTCGATAGCCTGCCAGATTTTTAGCTCCATGATTTATCCCCGTAAATTTTGAATAATTCCCGTGCTTCCTGATCTTCGAATAACTTCATATGCAGATCATGCAGGCGGCGCATTGTTCGGAAGCGCGGTCTGAATTCCTGGCTTCGTTTAATGTATTTATCGCCAATTGAATAAATATGACCGTATGAATACCATCTATTCCCGACCCAAATTAGATAAATTTCACCCTCATAATTAAATTTGATTGTAAGCTCGTCAACCTCCATTATTAATCCTTTATCGAGGATATCATTCAGCATGTCGTCCCATTCTTTGAGGAATTGTTGCTGATACATGCCAAAAATTGTATTTGCAGCGTGGCAAAGGTAATCAAGGATTATTTGCATATTGTCACCACATCATATAATAAACGTTATCGTAAGCTAATTGGTCCGCGTCTTCTTGCGTCATGTGCCGCGCTTCCAGAAAGAAATCTTCGTTATGCCATTCACCAACAAGCATTCGCGCCCATTTGCGGCGCTGGCGTTTATTGTGTCGCAGATCATCAAAAACCTTTAACGCTTTGTCATATGACCTTACCAGGCGTTTACGGTTACTTTTCATTTCTCACCCTTCCTATTTCCTTAATCTCAATATTGCGCAACCGGACGTCGCACGGCGTTTCAGATTTACCAGTAAGCGCCAGCGTCAGGTTTTCAGGTGTCGTATAGAGAATTATCTCTTTACCCGTGCTAAATTTAATTTCTATGCGGATCTCGCTTTCGTCGCCGCACAACACACGACTGATTGACAGGCCAGCTTTTTTCATTGCTCACCCCACCTTAACATCCAATTCACATCACATTTAATTGCGAATACCTTAACAGGATCAGGGCCGAATAATGGATGCGTGATAGTTTTTACTTCGTACCCGAAATAAGGCAGGTTTATGATCCGGTGCGCTTCGTGGCTGGCTGGATACCCCAGCTTAATGATCAGGCGTTCATATTCCCGCCCCTCCAGGCGTTTACGCCAATAGTCATTGTAAAGCCTGTATTCTTCCACCTTCTTTCCCGCCCGGATGGCGTGGAAGTATTCCCCTTTCAGATTCAAATGCAGGTCTTTACTTGCCATCGCTATGATCCTGTAAACAGTCGTTATAGCCTTCAATATATCCGGTTAATCCGGTATTACTCACTGACCATTCAGCCGAACGGCGCTTGATGGCCTCGTCCATCGTCATAACATCGACCGGATCTCTTAGGTCTATATATTTCCTTAATTCAGTAACTATCACAGCCCTTAATTGTTGTGTATTTGAATAAGTCCTGGACTTATCAGTTATTCCGTTTACAAGATCCCTGAATTCATGTTCTTTTAATTTAGGCTTCATTATCACCACCCTCGAAATACTGCTCAAGAACACGTTTTACGTTCATTTCACGATGATAATTATTATCTGCATAGATTGCTGCTGCCGATATGTGATCGATAATTTGCTGCAATAAATCAGGATGAATTTTTATTTTTTCGTCAAGAACAATGCGCTCCGGCTCTGGTGCTGTAGCACTATCTTCAATAATTTCTATCTCACCATGACCACCGCATCGCGGACAAACAAACTTATCGCCTTGATACAAAAAGAAGCCGCAACCTTTTTCAGTCTTAACAACCATGCCGTCGTCGTCGCAGTTTTCGCAATATAACCACCCGATATTAATTATTTTCATCTTCTCTATTCCTCCCGTAAATGTGAACAGGCTCAATAGGTACGGCTGGCAATTCGCCTTCGTTTAATGCGCTTGCCATACCCAATATCAATCGCGCTTCTGCACCAGTTACTTTCTTACACCACGCGCCGCCCGTTTTATCTTCGAACAAGATAACGGCAAACTGATCGTTTATTTCTAACTTGTCCATTATTCACCCCGTGTCACTCGTTTAATTTCGCTTTCCGCGCGGGCCTCTTCTTTGAATAGCTCCGCTATGGCGTCTTCATAGAAAACCCGGTATTTCTTCCACCATGTTGATCTGCTTACCGGGAAAACAAGCTGGTTAACGGCCTGCCGGACGAGATCTACCGGGAAACGCGAGTACCCGCGCCCGCCGCAATGCTGGCACGTTTTGAATACTGGCATTTCCGCCGCTTCACTGGCTGCTTTATCCGGTACTTCTCCGCGCCCCTTGCAACGTTGGCAATGGTTTTTAACGTAGCCTTTGCCGTTGCACCGCGAACAAATTGTCGATGTGTATTTGCAATATGGATTTGGTAAATGCCCGTGGCCGCCGCACTTAGGGCAAACTTTTTCGGTCGCCGCACTCTGGCAATAATCCCGAAACGCGAAAACGGCAACAAGAATAATAAGTTCATTGCGCTGATCCTCGTTTAACTCCATCACGTATTCGTAATCTTTCGCCATAGCCCTTAAACGCTCTGTAAGCAAAACTACGGCCCTGTGTTTTTCGGCTTGTGATAGTTCCATCTTCCCTAAAAAAGCGCTATATCCAAGCTCTACGCGCGATTGCGCCATACCCGCAGCGGTTAGCGCATCCGTCGTATTAAGAGCGTCCGGGGACGTGCCCCGGCTTTCGTCAGATAATCGCGGTGATTTAGGAAAGTGGAATTTTAGAATGGATTCTAAATTCATTATTTGCCCTCATAACGTGCCGCCAGCCGTTTACGATCAGAAATGGATTGCACCAGCTTTCTTTCGAACTCTTTCAGCGCAAGTAATTCGCGCATGTGGAAAGCTTGGATTTGTCGGACCGTCTCTAAATCACGCTCGTCGCGCTGAATATCTATTTGCAGATCTTTAACTTCGTTTTTCATTGCTCACCCCACATATTAGTCGCGTATTCGTCAATATCCGGTAGTAGGTCGCCGCGTTCGCGGATCTTAATAAACAAGCGTCCGCCTTTTACCTTCCGGCAGCGGACAATTTTTATTGAGTCAATTTGCCCGTCATCCCTCCAGAATCCGGCATAAGTAAGGCTGTCAAAAAGGCATTTAGGGATATTATCCAGATCTCTGATCCGGTTATCCGGCGGCGCGGCGTAAATGGCAATTGCCAGTCGGCAAGGTAGGTTAATATTTAAATTTAATAGCTCGATGATGTCTCTTACTTGTTCCCTGTATTCCTTCCCCACCTTGCTGATATAGTGAAAACCGCGCGAATGTCGGTAATAGCGATTATTCGATGGCGGGTAAGGCAGGCTAAAAGAATATTCATTCATGCTGCCTTTCTCCTTAAGGCGTCCAATTTAGCCTGATAGATGTTTATTAGCTCCTTACATTCTGCAATCGTCCATTTATGCGTATCATTGTTGTTCTCCAGAGCTACCACCCTGGCGAGGCCAATTTTTCGAATCAGCGCCGGGCGATACCCTCCGATGTTGCCGTCTAGTGTCTGGTTGCAGTGCCTACATTGCTTATGGCAATTATCCTCGTTGAAGCGAAGGTGTCCGGCGGCGGCTACCGTCCTGTAATGACCTGCATCCCACCCGCATTGCTCACCGTAGTAAGTCCCGCAAGATATACACGGCAAGCGCGCGTCACGTTCGCGAATATAGGCGTTAAATACATTTTGAACTTGTTTGATCCAATAACTACGCGGATTTAACTGTTTACGCTTCCGGTTGCGTTCTTCCCTCTGGCTATCACGGCGTTTCTTCCGCTCCATAGCCTTCATAGCCTTCTCACGGTCGCGGCATAGCTGGTCAAACTTCAGTTCTTCCAGACATTCATCGCTGCACCACGTTTGATTGTGATATTTAGGCTCAAAAAAAACGCCGCAGCATTTGCAACGGCGTCTTATGGGTTTTTTAGGGTTTTGCATAAAAACCACCCCGATTATTTTTGATTCTCTGTTTCGTTCAGCCTTTCGGCGTGTCCGGCCCTTAGCCAATGTTCTAAGCATTCGTTGCACTCGTTACAGCCTCCTTTCTTCGTGCTGCATACATTGCACATTGCACGCATGACGCTTTCTCGTTCATAGTCGTCATGCCATTGGTAATCATCAAAAGACATAATGCTCTCTCCTTTTCAGGTGATTTCTACGCATTTCAGCGCTGCCGGATTTTTAAAGAGCATTTTGTTTGCTTGAAGTATACAAAATGGATACCCCCAAACAAGACAAAAAGCGCCATTATGTGATCCGCATCACACAATGATGCCATTTTGTAAACTTTAGTCCGGTAAAATGCGGTTAAGCGTAGTACGAGTGATGGCCCGGTCGTTAGCCAAGAATACAGCACGGGCAAAGCCGCGCGGCGTTAGTGAGCGGATCATCTTAGTGCGTTTCGACTTTCCTCCTAACTTCGCGTGCTGTTTGCTGTCTTCCCATTCATCCGGCATAGGTACAGACCGGAATAGCGGCTGCTTAAATCCATTCCCGCACCAGATACAAGTTTTCTTCGTGTATGCGTCGCGGGCAGCTATGTATTCAGGGAAAGCAGGGTGTTTGTCGTCTTCAGGCAGGTAGCCACCGTAAGCGCACGGGTTGAAGATAAAATCAGGTTTGCGCCATAACGTTGACAGCGCACCTACCGGATTTTCCACCATCCACGGGACGTGGTACATATCAGCAAGCGTTTCTACCAGTTTTGCGTTGTATGCCGCCTTCTGCTGGAAGTAAGGATCTTTTTCCGCTTATCAGCAAACCAGCGAGCGCCGGACACCGCAAGATCGTCGCACGGAGGAAAGCCCAGGATAATGTCAGGATCTGGATAAACAGACAATTCAGGGGAGAACATTACCAGGAAATGGCTGTCAATCCATACGTTGATATACTCAATGTTCGGATGAATGATTTTGACGCCTTCATAATCGCCGTGATTAGCGCCATCATAGTTGAAGCAATAGCATTTATAACCAGCGTCGGCCCAATCTTTAACGGCGTATCCGCTGCCGTCGTACAGCGACCACACCACCCAATTTCTAAGCCCACTCATTTCCTACCCTCGAACGTAAAGTAGCGGCGCATGATGATAGTGATCACCGTTACCGCCGCCATTTTTGAGATGAATTGCATAGCTGATATTTCCGGCATGAATGCCATAAACGATAGCGTTGGGAAAATTAACGCATCGCCAATGGCGGACGCTATATTTGCAGGCCAGCGTTTAGAATCGAAATCACCAGGTAAAACCCGGTAAACGCCGCCAGAAATAAGCGCACCGGAAACAACCGCGACGAATGACGCGATCGCCACCATTCCGGCGTCGTAATTTATCAGCACCGTGATTGCGCCAGCGGCGGCGCATGTTGTAGCCGACCATTTAAGGCCGCCGTCATATAACAGAAAATCACGAATCATCATATTGACACACACGGCGGCTACCGTGGTGATCGGAATTACCCACGTGCCACAGTGGTTAACAATAAGATTGATGATAACGAAAACGGCGACATAAACGCAGGCTAATAACCTGTCAATTGCCACCATCTTCATTTAGCTCTTCCTCCCGATACGCTAATATCTGTTCGGCCTTAAGCGCGTTATAAGCAATAAGGTCTATAAGAGTGTCGAGCGGATCAGTTCCATTAGCGAGAATAGCCCCTAAACGCGCTTCCTTGAGGCAAATCATTAGATCCCATACATCAAGTGGGGTTAAATTCGCATTCATCTTAGCGTTGAAAATAGCCGCTATTTTTGGCGCTGATTTTTCTTCTTTTCGATCGTATCCGTTTTGCTCCCCTCTTGCCTCGATAGTTTCAGCCGCAAGTCTCAGCAATTCAGCCGCTTTATTCATTTTCTGCACCTCTTGCATATAGCTCTTTACGTGTTATCTGCGTGAAAATACATTCATGTCTGCATCGTGGATGCCAGATCAGGAACAAGCTCCCCTTATTGTTCCCGCTTACTGGTTTCCCTGTTGCAGCATTGATAAACGCCAGCCGCCCGCGCGTGATTAATCGGCATTCGTTTGCCGTCTCCACGCCGTTCATAAACCAGCTAACAGAAATGTCAGCGGGCAATAACATTACGCATCCGATATGATTTCGGCTGTGTTCAAGCGCCGCTTTATCAACGAATGGCCCCGGATTAGAATATGGCGGATTCATCCAGACATACTCACCAGGCATCGCCACCGCTCCCCACGGATAATGGAGCGTGTCCATTTCTTCGGTTATATATCGCGGTATTAATGCGTTTGCCTTGTTTGCCGCCACATCCGCGACGAACTCGAATTCTCGATCCATTCCTCTAAAAACGGGTTTTGGCGTTTGCCATAAGTCCTTTATTTCTTTCGGCGTATGGCTGCCGCCGTAATCATTTTTCATTACGCCCCCTTAGAAATAATCCTGATCTGTTCCCCAGCGGTTATTCAGATACCCCACCAACCACACAAAACGCTCAATACTGATTAGCGGGGCGACCTTGCGATAATGCTTATCTAATATCAGCCGCGTGGCTTTATCGCTGTAGCCGTTCTTTTCTACTTCCGCTTTGCAGGCCGAAAGCGCGGCGCGGGCGGCAGTCTTTACGGCGTTAAATTGCGGCTCTGACAGGTTAAATAAAGCCATTTTATAAATCATCAGTAGAATCAGCGAAAAAGAACCCAACAAATACACTAACAGCAATAATAACCCTTAATATATAAAGCGCATCATCAGGTGATGGAATTTCTGGTGGCTCCCATGTAACAAACGACACACCACATAAAATTCCAATAAAAACCGTAGCTATACATGAGAATACGAAAAAGAACAAAATAACCATCCAATAATGAAGTCAATAATTGCACGCATCATTTTAAACGTCCTCAATTACCCCGCCTTTCACGCGCTCTTTAATATCCCATACGTGAGGCTTGCATATTTCTTGATAGTAGCGATCCGGCCTGCTGCCGAAATACCATTTGCCATCCATATAAAAATAAACGCCAGAAACATTTCCTGGCGCTGCCTTTGTTGCTGCTTCTGGAATTTTCCATTCCATGTAATGTTTAAATTTCATGAGTTTTTAAATAACCTCTTCTGAATGCTTTGATGTAAATTCCTAATCTCCTTATATGTTGAACGCCATCAATAAGACGTATTAAATAAATCGCTCCTTTTGCGTCAGATACAAATCTACACCCGAAACCAATGCCAACTAATTTTAGGCCATCAGGTATTCTATAATCAGTTTTCTGTTCCATGCCTCACCTCATATGGTATTCAATAAACCACCTGATAAACAGACATAAGGCAATAAAACCCCAGCAACAGCACATATAAAACAATGTGTCGTCCATAATTAAGCCTCAATAACACCGTAATCAAACGTGCCTAAATACCGTTCGATACTTACAACCTCAATACCATCAATGCACCGTTTCCACACAGACACCCGGCTTTCATTTTCCCGGAAGTGCATATTAGAAAGCACTTCATCGGCTGGATAGCCTTTCCCGGCGACATAGGCATTACTACCTACGCCACCCTCAACACAATAAAGCATTAATTCGCGGGCCATCTTGTTTTCCTCCGCACCGTAAACCTTTTGATTTCGGCTTACAAAACGGATATGCAATCACAATACAAAATGTATATTTATGTGATCGCAATCACGCTGTTAATGCAGTACACGTTTTTCCTGTTCATGAATAGGCTGTGCACTTTTCATTGCTTCGTTAAGCGTAGCTATAGCCGCCTGTACGCCTAATTCATTAGCGCGCATATCATCGCCAACAAAATTTCCGTAAAGCACCGGAATAAACGCCTTAACGTTCACTTCTTCGTGTCCTTCCTCAATAAATTTCTGCAACATCTTAACCTCAAAGACCTTTTTCATCAGGGCGCGCATAGAATGCAGTGAAACACTGCCAAGCCGATCCTTGTTCAACGGGAAAATAACAGCACTTCCGAACGCGAGCGGATCAACATCTTCCGGCACTGGTGCGCGTCCGAATTCCTCCTCCATGCGTCTTACGAAAGTGAGGCAGAACACATAACGCGCTACCGATGTTTTTTCTTCCATGCTTAAAGACACGTAATCGCGGATTGATGCATCCATCATAATATCAACAATCTGTAGCGCCAGATTTAAGTCACTGTCATACACTCCTGCTTCCATATCTTTTAAAACTTCGTGATAATCCTTAGTTACCACTTCGTGAAAGCTCGCGTCCTCTGTGTAGCGAGTAATTAACATGCCTTCGCTGCCGAGTGAATAAGCCGTTTTGATATTGTTCATAATATTTACCCTTATAGTGGATGATGCCATTTCATTTCAGTTTCTGAATTAAACGGGTTTCCTTCGCTTGAAAGGAATAAATCACGCTCACGTTTCAGTTCTTCCGGGCTTATTTCTATTTCATCAATCTGACCGAACGATCCCGGCATCATTCGTTTTAAATCAGATAGCGGACGCATAAGGCCGCAGCCGCGTAACAGCATATCGACCGCGAATTGTCTACATCCGGCGGCGTCATTAAAGCGCCGCGACCAAGGCGCTACCACGATCCGGCGTTCGAATTCGATAAATAGTGATAGCTTGTTTGTGTTAGCGTCATACGCTTTGTGGAATTTAATTTTCATTTAACACCTCGACATATTGCTCAAGATGCCATTGCCCCACCTCGTCGTAATCTTCATCAAATATTGTTACTTGACCACCTAGGCCGAAATGAAAGGCAGTAGCAATAAATTCATGTCCCCACCATGACATTAATCTTTCACCGCCTTTCAGGTGTTTAACCTTCACTAATTTTATAGCCATACGCCGAACATCCCATTCAGTCCGGCGAACAATTTACGCCAGTGATTTTCAACATAAGCCCGGAAAGGCTTAACGCGAACATTGCGGGCCTTCAGTTCAACTTTGTCGAAGAAACGCGGTTCGATCATCGTGCCGTCTAAGTATCTAACCAGGATCGGGCGTTGAATGTCGCTACATGTTTTATTCAGTACGACCAGCCCGAGATCACTACGATATGCTGGCAAGACAACGAGATCACCTTCTTTTGCATCCCACAGAGTCATAACATCACCCCCTTACCAATAAAGCTAATCACTGCCGCAAGTGCGCCACAAAGCACAACCGCAAACAGGAAACAAATAACGCAAAACGCGACCGTCACAATATCCTTACTGACTCTCATGATTGCCTCACATAGTTGTAATCAGCTTGATGATCGCCACCGTAATATAAAGCGATAAGCTAAGATATAGCGCCGCGATCGCCACCGCCGCAGCCAATGCTGCAATTTTTGCAAAACTCATTTTTCAGCCTCCGCAATAAATTTATCCATCCATTTATTATTCGCCAGGCGTTCGGCATCTTCGCCAAATGTTTTTCGATCGCTTAATTCCTTGCGCGTCGGGAAAGGCCATTTATCGTGCCAGCCCGCCGACGTTTCGAATTCATAGTTACCGCCACCGAATTCGACAAATACATCACCATCGTCTGAGGTTTCCGCAGTCCCCTGAAAACCGCGCCCGTTATTTTCGCTTAATGTTGTAGCTGTCATGGTAATACCTCATTAATCGTTAATAACCTTGCCCATACGCCCGCGATATTTGCGCATTCGTGGATCAACATATTCAGGCCACTGCATATCATCAGTTTTCTGTAGCGGGTAAGAACTCGCTCGCCAGTTGTCAAACCAGATTTGCTTCGCGTACAGGTCACTAAATCTTTTCGCCATTCGATCCGCTGCCGTGCCGCATAAAAAAAGCCCGCGATCGATTTGATCGCGGGCTTCTTTTAATACTTGCTCTTTTGTTCGTGGTTGCGGTGGCGGTTTTAGATAATCACTCATAGCTAACGCATTGATTCTAAAAAGGAATATCGTCGTCGAAGTCCATCGGAGGCGGATTATTCCCGTTGTTATTCTGCTGCGGCGGTGGCGCTTTCTGCTGCTGGCCTTGCTGCTGGCCCTGTTGGTTAACGTTCATAAATTCGAATTCGTTAACCGCCACTTCTACCGCCGTTCCCTTCGTGCCGTCGTTCCGGTCATATTGCCGAACATCCAAGCGACCGTTTACCACTATTTTTCCACCCTTGCGGATATGTGGCGCTAATTTTTCCGCACGCTCACCAAATACAAGGCAAGTGACCCACATTGTCCGCTTATTATCGCCGTAGCCATTCGTTACAGCTAACGGAAAACTACCAATCGCTTTCCCGTTTTGTGTGTAGCGAACCTCCATATCATTACCGATATTCCCGCCCAGCGTGATTGAATTTAAACTCATTAACCCATCTCCCCGTTAAGCTCTGCTACCCGGATGTCATAAACATCTTTTGCCTTGATTCGATGCTCCGATCCTTCCGGTAGTAATTTCCAGCATTTGCCAAATATTTCACGCAGCTTGTTAGCGTCCTGCGCTTTCGCTGCTGCATCACAGAAACGTGCTAACACTTCATCAGGATTTGGCGGCGCTTTCTTCTGCTGCGGTTGTTGTTTTGGTGGGTTTTTCTGTTGTCGCGGCTGCTGGCCTGTCTGCTTCGCGTAAGCATCAGTATCAGGATCGCGAGCATCATCTATACAGAATAAACCGTTCAAAGCATATTTACGCGCGTAACTTGATGTTGCTCCTGTTAGCTGGCTGGCGTCCATACCCTTCTTGCTTTCTTCCTCCCTGGCATAAGCAGTTACCGCTATTACGTCTTCACCGTCGCTTAGCGTCGCCGTTGCTTTCACATAATAGCGATTGCCGATCAGGACAATTTCATCACTAACAGTCAGCGTGATATTTTGAAGCAGTGGTTTAACCGCCTCTAAAATATCCTCCGCCGACCTGTAATTATATCCACCAAAATTATTACGCTGATTTTTCGGCGCGTTCAGCGTTTGCTGAATCGCCCATAGCTTTTTATGTAACTCTGTTTTCACTATTTAATCTCCCGTGCTGTTAACACTATGTATAAGGCTTTATTCGCGGCGCTCCACATTTCGGCATCGTGAAGCATTTCCGCTACTGCCAGTTTGAATTGAAGCGCCTGAACAACCATAATGTCACCTTTGAAAGTTTACATTTTGTATTATCTGTAGCGTACTTTATCCAGGGGTTTTTCCCCTAGACTACGCGGTTGTGTTGCGTGGTAGTAATTGCCGCTTTCGTTTTCCGCATACCATTTTGCCGCACCTTTGCGATGCTCTTTAATGCCATTCGGTTTGCATCTTTCCTCGTTTGCAAATCGAATAGCTTTATCCACATTGTCTGTTTTATTGATTGCAGGTGATGATTTTCTTTCGTTTTCTCTTTTTATCCTTCTGCGTTCCCTGGCATTCATTTTGCTATCACATTTACCATATATAATTGTAACGCTCATAATCTGATCTCCGTATATCCTTGATGATACTTAATAAAAAATCATCTTCGTTAATTGCCGCACTTCCAGCGGCTGACCAGATTGTTAATGAGCGGCTTAACATCTTGCAACTAATCCCGCAATCATCGCCGTTCCCGGCGTGACCTTGCTCACTCCAAGCAAGCTGACTCGTCGCCTTGCGTGCGGTTTCGTGGGGGATGTAACGCTTTAAACACCCCATGCGCCTTGTTATCAGTGCCGCTTTCGGTCCCCCATCGGGGAGTTACTCCACGGTTGACAAGGTGTTAAGCCTGATTTTTAAAGTGCCAGGAAGTTGCTTTTGTTACCTGCGCCCTTCCTTTGACTCGCAATATACGCCCCGTAAAACATCGAGTCAATCCATTTTGTATACTTTTTTAAAATATTTTATATGCTATTGATATTTAAACAATAAGTAACGTTTTCTGTTTACGTTTTGGTGTTCTTTAGGCAAAGAAAAGCCGCCATCCGGCGGCTCATGTTTATGGCAGGTTTACGATCTTCGCATCAACCACCACGCCTATAATTTTTGATTCTGGATTCATAGGGATTGGCGGATACAGCGGATTGAGCGAACGTAAAAGCCTTTGACCTCCATCAATAATCAACTGTTTAAACGTCGGTATCTGCCCTTCCTCAAGCTGGGCTATAACCAGTTTGCCGTCAATAGCTGGCGCGTGCGGGTCCACAAGTATCATCGTCCCCGCCGGGATGCTCAACCCCTGCGGCGCGTTCATTGATTCACCTTTGGCAACCAGCCAGTAACTGTCATCTGAACAAATAACGCTAGTCGTAACGTGTCGTAATGCTGAACGCCTTGCGTCATCCATATTGTTTACTGTGTCCTTCCAGTCAATAACCGGGTAACTACCTAAATCACGCGGCGGCACGGCCTGAAGTGTATTAGAAACAGAATCATCAATGACCATACCATCATGTGTAACAGTGAACTGCCGACGACCAAGCTCTCGCATAATCCGCGCAATATCTTCAAGATTTGGCTCGCGGCGACCGTTCAGCCAGTGTGACAGACCGCCTTTAGTTATCCCCATGCGATCCGCTAGTGAATCCTGGCTCATGCCCTGCGCCCGCATGAGCTGCTTTGCTAAGTCATACCATTTTGTTTTCATGTCGCTACCCTATAACCTCAAAAAGTTTGATGCAAGTCACAAAACGTGTATTTTAAGCCTTGATCTTAAAATTCCATTTTGTAAACTTGCAGACAAGGTAAGGCCATACTTGCAAAGACGCAAGGAAAAAGATAACGGAAGGCACAAAAAGGCACTTACCTTAAGCTCTTTAAAAATCCGGTGTCGCTGCGAAGCGAAAAACAAATATCACGCAACGGCGGGATCTGTTGAGCGGTCAGTCACTGCTATCTAATGCTAATGGGATGCCCGCCCGCGCGTTCACTCTAACCATAGGAGAAAACACGATGAGTATGCACATGATGAATGAAGTATGGAACGTAAAACTTAACAGCCCGATTCAAAAACTTGTCTTAATGGCTCTGGCTGAAAAGGCAGATAACAAAGGACGGGTACATGATGCATCACGCAAAGAAGTAGCCGCAATGTGTGAACTTCCTGTTCATACGGTACATGATGCCTTCGCCGCGTTAATGGATAAAGGATTTGTTTGTCGTCTTGATGCATTCAGTGATGTCTATGTAGTGATGTTGCCGGAGGGATGATCTATGAAGTGGTTTAAGCATGACAGCGATGCGAACCGCGATGAAAAACTTCAAAACGTTTTGTTAGATTATGGCCTGGAAGGGTACGGGCTTTATTGGTATTGCCTAGAACTAATAACTTATGACGTAGATCAGCACAATCTAACTTTTGACCTACGACATGACGCAAGAATAATTGCGCGAAACGTCGGATCTACTGAAAAACGTATAGAAGAAATGATGAAATACTTCATCGAAATTGGTTTGTTTGAATGTTCTCAAGGCCACATAACTTGTTTAAAGTTATTGAAAAGGCTGGACCAATCAATGACTTCTAAAAGCGCTTACAGGGCCGCCATAAACACAGCGAAGGAACAATTAAAATTAGAAAAGTTAATCAATCCAACACAAAAAGGTCATGATAGGGTCATGACCGGGTCAGGAAAGGGTCATGAATTAGAAGTAGAAAAAGAAAGAGAAAAAGATATATACACTTCGTGTATTGTCGAAAATGAACAAAAAATGGTCAATCAGGATGGCGTAAACGAAGCGGCATTGCGTTGCCTTGCCTTCTACAACGACAAGGCAGGATGCAAATGTCGTGATGCTAAGCCATTCGTAGAACTACTGACAGAAACAAAAACATGTAAAGCGTATACGGAGAATGAGATCACGTTAGTAATTGAGTGGGCTTTAACCCAATGGCGTAGCCGTGATGGAGTACCTAAGCCTATCAACATTTGCCGGGTAACTAGGTTTGATGGGTATTTGGCTGATGCTGAACAATGGCGCAAGCTATCAGCTACTGTAAACGCTGCCGACGTGGTGGAAGCATTTAACAGCACGTTTGACGGCCTGTTACCACCTGCCGAACTGGATCGGGATCTTGAACGCAAGATCTATGCGTTCACTGACTACCTGAAAGACAAAAGCATTAACGGCTTTGTCGCCTACTTCGAAACGTTCAAAAACACGGCTTCAGATTTTTACTTTGGCAATGGCTTCACTGCGACACTTGATTTTCTGCTTAAACCAAAAACGCTACGTGATACGCGCGCTGGCGTTCTTTGACCAATCACGATCCGCAAAAATCCAAAATTACCCACAAAACAACCTCACCAGCGAGCTAAATCGCATGTGGTGCTAACTTGCTTGCCTTTTTGCGATTAGCTCGTTAGAGAGCGTTACAGAGAGGATTTTAAAATGGACGGTAAACGCATGTTCGCCCTGGCTTTCGCGATCGCGATGGCTATCGCTGTTAACGTCGCCTTGTTCGGCGGTTTGTATCTGCTAGTTAATCCATAACCTACCTACCAGTCTGTAAATCGAAAATTAGCCACCTGATAGCGCCTCTAGCGCAATAAGACACTGCAACCTGTAAACGGGTTACGCGGTGGGATTTTTGCGTTGTAGCTCGTCTGAGGCGTTATATAGAAAATTAATAAAGGAGGTATATATGATTGCTACTTATCATATGAAACTCAATTGTAAGGACACGCAATTACTGTCTGTTAATAATCTGGTTTCTGAACTTGAAATTGATAGACTTAAATCATTTGTTAAATACTCTGATCTTTACGGATTTGAGGAATACAAGGATTTTATTGTTGATGGTGATGATGTGTATATCACACCCATAACGTTTATTAGATTCGTTACACCTGGTAAATATAGACATTATGAATATAATGAAAAATGGGTTAAGCCAGTTATTGAATCTTGTGGATTAGTTGACTTGCAAGATATCTTTAATAAATATTCAAATAACACCAAAAAAGATAGTCCTTATGCTTATAATTATATTTTATGGTGTAACAATTATGTTGAAACGAGTGATACTCCTGGGCGATGTTCTGTGTATGTGTCAAAAGAAGATGCTGAAAAGTACAAAAAATGGTTGTTCGTCACTCGCGGAGTATCAATAGAAAAACTATGGGTAAGGTTGTTCCATTCAAGCGATATTGCAGATCCAGATGCGTTTTTAACTGAACACCTCAATAATGATGAGTTTACCATTGATTTAAATATTGAATATTTTATAGTTAAAACAAATTATGGGTATGAAAGATATATTAGCGATAAGATGGCAGAAAAGTATCATGCATGGGGTGAAAATAAAGGTCTTAATAATAATTTTGAATGCGGGAATTATAACGACATAGAAAACTTTATTGAATTAAAAAGCGATAAAAATGTAATTGAAGAAATAAAAAAGGAGTGCGACTCGAAATTATCAGAAATGAGAGATAATTGTAAAAATATGATTAGGAAGCGTTATGAACATGCTGGCTTAACTATGTATGAAAAACTAAAAGGAGTTAAATTAATAAGGCAATATCCTGTTGATGTTGCTGGCAATAAGTATTTTATTGATGGCTACGATCCTGTGAATAACGTTGCTGTAGAAATTGATGAGTCACATCACAAACGGCAAGTAAAAAGCGATGCGATAAGACAAAAACGCATTGAAGATTATTTGGGGTGCAAGTTTTTCCGTTGTGCTATATCCTAATGTATACAAATTGTAAACCGTAATGTATACGATTAGTTATTCATTAAGTGGTTATTTCAATTTGCATAAGTTGTTGATTAACCCTACTGGCATTTTTTGACACCGTGAAATCCATGTTAATAAAAATTAGTTATTTATGAATAAATACTCATTCCGCGAACCGGGGGTAATAACGTTATGTCACAAAGAAAGATCAGCGATGAGGAACTGATCGCCGAGTACAACAAGGGGAAAACTTACAAGCAAATAGCAGAAGAATATGGAATGGCAAAACGCAACGTCGAACGCCTGGGCGCACGGTTGGCGAAACGCGGTTTAATATCCACGCGTCGCGCGCCGGGCTTTGGCGTCAATGGTGAGTCATTGCTCGTCGATAAGGATGGCAATGTGATTATGCGCTGGATTAAAACAGCCCGTGATCGCGATGAAATGGAAAGGCTAATGCAAGCGGCTTGCGATGCTTTCACGGAAGACATGCCACGCGCGGAGGCCGTGCCAGTGCCGGAAATTGATTTCCAAAAAAGCCTGGCCCTTTATCCGGTATTCGATCTGCATATCGGGGCGCTTGCTCATAAAGCTGAATGCGGTGAGAGCTACGACACCGGGATCGCTGAACGCGTGCTAAATGATTTCTTTGACTACGCGGTAGGCGCAGCGCCGATGTCTGAAAAAGCTGTATTGCTTCTCGGTGGGGATGTTCTTCACACTGATGGGCTGTTGCCAGTGACGCCATCAAGCAATCACGTACTTGATTGCGATTCACGCTACGCAAAACTTGTTTATGTGGCGATCCGGTCAGTCCGCCGTGCTGTAGGAAAGATGTTGTTAAACCACAAAGAAATCGAAATCCAGGTATTATCAGGTAATCACGATCAGTCGGGGATGATTTGGCTACGTGCTGCGCTGGCGGCTTTTTACGAAGATGAACCGCGCGTAACGATTGACGTGTCACCTGCTATCGTACACCACACACAGTACGGCAAAACATTCCTTGCTTACCACCACGGACACACCATCAAAAAACCAGAAAATTTGTTGTCTGCCTGCGTCTCTGACTGGCGGGAAGATTTCGGTAAGTCTGCGGCGGTTTATGCTCATTGCGGGCACTGGCACCACCAACGGTTGATTGAATCATCGTTAGGCGTTGTTGAGTATCACGGCACGTTAGCGGGCAAAGACGCTTATTCAACGAATGGCGGCTGGCGGTCGCGGCGTCTGACGGCGGGAATAATTTACAGTCCTGATCACGGGGAAATCGGGCGCTTTGTTTATTACCCTGAATATTCCATTTTGTAAACCGGAGGTAATGCCATAATGGATTCTGTTAACTCACTGCGACAAGAACGAGAGTCTGCTGTGATAGGCGGACTCCTGTTAGGCGGGCTTACACCTAACGCGCAAGACGTTCTTGCTACGCTCGATCCTGAAGTATTCACTATTCCGCTATATAAGCGGGCTTTTGAAATTATCCGGGCGCAAGCCAGAAACAGAAATCTTATCGACGCGTTACTGGTTGGTGATGAGATTGGTAATGAAAACTTTGTACCGCTAATGCAAACGGCGCGATCGTGCCCTTCTGCTGCCAACCTGAAGGGATATGCACAGCTACTACGTGAAGAGCACCAGCGGCGGCAGATGTTGGAACTCATCGACGATATGCGCTACAAACTGGAAACTGGGACACTTGAGGTCGTCAAAGAGACGATGAAAGATTTTGATTCCCGGTATTCAAAATTAAAGGTAACAAAAGATCAGATTATCCCGGTGCTGTTGCGCGATGCTGTCCAGGAATACACGGAAGTGCTAAGTAAACGCATGGAGTGTGGCGTGAACTCTGACAACATCAAAACAGGGATTGACCCACTCGACGAAATGTTAGGCGGCATTAACGCTACTGATCTGGTGCTTCTCGCCGGACGTCCTGGGTCTGGTAAATCTGCGTTGGCGCTTGCAATTGCCCGCGAGGCTGCCGAACGCCCTTACCCTGGCGGCGAAGGTCAGCGGGTAGGCGTTTTGCTGTTTACGCTTGAAATGTCACTCGATCAGATGACTGAACGTGCTATCGCTGGCGCTGGTAATTTATCAACTGACTGCCTGCGCAATCCGGTAAAACTTGATGATGAGGGGTGGGCGCATGTTGGCCAGGGTATGAGCGCACTTGCCAATCTTGATGTGTGGATTGTTGACGCGTCGCAGTTAACGGTTGAGGAAATACGCGCCACCACGGAACGGATGAAACAGGAACACCCCAACTTGGGTATGGTAATGATTGACTACATCGGGTTAATGAAGCTGGCTAAGGCCGAACGTCACGATCTCGCTGTAGGGCAATTGTCGTGGTCGTTGAAGATGATGGCGAAAGAATTGCGCGTACCAGTGTTGGCGCTGGCCCAACTGTCACGCCGCGTTGAGGAACGACCGAATAAGCGCCCTAACAATTCAGATCTTCGCGATTCCGGGAACCTTGAGCAAGACGCTGACAGGATCATCATGGTGTACCGCGATGGTTACTACGATGAACAGTCTGTAGCACGCGAATATATGGAAATAATTGTATCTAAAAACCGTCACGGGAAAAGTGGCACTGTTTACCAGCGGTTTGATGACAACGGCAATATCCTCCCTTGTGACCAGGCCCGCGCAGCGTCTGCATGTATTCAGTCCATGAATCATCGTACAAACCGATTCAACCAACGAAACAATCAGAATAACGCATCTTTTTAATCAATATTAGTAAACAGCTTGCCGGAAAGTTTACCGCTTTCTGGTGGCTGTTATCGCGTTTAAAACGAGGCTAAAAATGAGCACTGAACTTGAAACAAAAATTATCAATATCCTTGAACTTGATGGCATCGCAACAATGCACCAGTTACGCAATAAAACGGGGTTATTGGCTGGATATGACAAAGACGGGTTACTGCCTGAGACAATTAAACACTTAATAAAAAACGGTATCGTCGAGCGCGTGTATACATGTTTTGGACGCCGCCGCCGTCTGCTGGGTTATCGTATTAAACAGTTATACGCTGAACGTCGTGAGCGTGTCGCGTCGTTATTTGGTAACTACAGCGTCAAAAAGCGTATGCGCGACATTAGCGCTGAAACGGGAATACCGTGGAATTATCTTTCTCGTACTCTGCGCCTAATGGTGATTGATGAAACGCTTTGCGTTGATCCAAATAGGCACGGGGTTAACTTTTACTCACTGTTTAAACCTGGGCGATTCGGTCACGCTAATGATCTGGCGTTTGACTTTGATAGCCGCCTGAATGAATGCCGGAAAAATAAAGGTCTACTACCGGATAAACCAGTATTTGAAATCGAAAAACTTAACAGTGAAACGGGGTTGGAATTATGAGACGGGTAATATTCTATTCAGTTGAAACGTTTGTTGACAATACGCGTGTTTATTATCCGTGGGAAGTATACGACGCAATGGTTTATACACCGCCACTGATGCGGAAGTATAAACACGTAAAATTTAACCGGGTTTTTGTGCCAATGCGCGATGCATTACGAGCGCTGCGTGGGGAATTAAGAAACACAATGCGGATTGTGTAAGGAGGAATTATGAACAAGGATTTAGAATTGACCGTGGAGGATTTAAGCACAATTGCGGAATACATGCGCGGCAATGATTTTGATAAGCTTGTAACGGTTGATATGAAATATTTAAAAGGCACTTTTATGACTTCTTCAAGATTGATAAGCCTTAAAGCAATTATAAAAGCGCGCTGGGAAAGTTGGCAGGAATACAAAGCAAAAAATAAGGCAAAAAGAAATAATGCGGCAAATTAGATTTGAAATAGTAAACGACGCCGTAAAAGAAAATGCTATCAGGCAGATAAGGGAGATCCAGCCTGATAGCAAAAGCCCGCTGGTAATTACCATCCAGGAGAAAACCCGCTCATTGAGTCAAAACGCGTTACTTTGGGCGCTGCTGACAGACGTTAGCGATCAGGTTAATTGGTACGGGAAAAAGCTGTCGCCGGAAGACTGGAAGGCGGTATTCACTGCCGGACTTAAGAAATATGGCGTAGTCCCTAACCTGGATAAATCAGGCTTCGTTGTATTGGGAACGTCTACAAGTCGAATGAGTAAATCAGAATTCAGCGAACTAATCGAATTGATTTACTCGTTCGGTGCGGAGCATGATGTTCAATGGTCGGGTGATACGAAATTAAATGAGGAATTCATAAAACGCTGGGGGCAATAATGGCGCGTTATTATATGGCTAAACCTACCGGAATTTTGTATAAGATTGATGGCGAATACGTTTTTTATTTTCACAACCAGGCGCGAGAGTGGCGATTGTGTCACGCGCACTTTCAGCACGAAATAGAAAACCACCCTGAATATTTTATTAAGGTTGACAATGTAACGGTGGCGTAACTGAGGATAGGCAAAATGAATAAACTTAAAGCAATTGGCGTAATTCGCCATCGTGTAGACCCGGACTACCCTTCTTTTGAGGTTGCCACATACCGCAACGAATACCAATATGGATCATCTTTCCTTGTGGGTGTTCGCGCTGATACTGGCGGCACTTATTCAGTTATGGCGGCTTCATGTGTTTTTGAAGAATATAAAAATATAGATGATGACGGCATGAATAAAGAAAGTGAAATCATTGATGAATTAATCGAAGATGAGCGGCATGATTGCGATAAACCGGAAGTTACAGAATGGAAGGCAGGAGAAAAGCCGCCGTGCGGAGTGTGGCTTGATTGCATTGGATCAAGAAGCGATATAGTGATTGATGTCGTTAAGTTTTTCTACCTGGGCGATAAGTGGTCTATTGCTCACAGTAAATTAGAAACAGGTATTGAAACACCAATTGCATGGAAACAATACTCGTACCGCATTCACATTGACCCGAAAGAAAAAGCACTGGCGGAAATTGCGTTTGCGCTGGCTACTAAGGTGATTGGTGAAGATGCGGCAAAAGAAATTAATTTTAACCGCGACAACGAATTTTCATGCGATTATCGCAACATGGCGCAAGCTATTATCGACGGATGTATCGGACACGTTGAATACACGGGAGGTAAATAATGGATAAAACAGGGACAATCCTTCTTAGTCGCCCTGCCATCTGCCGGATGCTTGGTGGAATTAGCAGGGGAACATTTTATTTATGGCGTAAAAAATGGGAACGGAACGGAACTCCGTTCCCCGACCCGGTTGATGTACTTGGTAACGGTCGTGGCGTTATGTACCGCTATCAGGACGTAATGCAGTTCTTTGATCAGATTGGTTTAACGTCAGCCAAAGATAATACATAA